GTGAAGACTTTAAATCATTTTCTAATATGTATACAGATTATATATTCAGATGTTGTATAGAGTTAATGACTGAAGGGTTACCAGATGGTGGACAATATGTATCTATTACTTTAACTGATATGATATTGAAATATATCTATGAGAATGTATTTGAAAATAGAATACTTCAAAAGAAGTTTAATATTAATGAATCAGATGAGAGGATGGATCGTTTCGTAGATAAGGTATTACAGTTCTTAATTGATGATACATATCAGATAGGAGAAGATTTAATACGTGTACCATTCTTAGATGAACCAGTATCTATTAGTTATAAGAGTAAAAGAGTACATACCGTAATAGAGATTTTAATGTATGTAGATGAACCACCTAAACCATTTACTCATTACTGTATTGATACCTATGGATTAGATTCACAAACCATTAATTCATTATGGGTTAAGTATAGAGAATTCCTTATGGAGAACTTCTATAAATTAACAAAAAGATATTAATTTATTTGTGTATGTCGTTTTTTATTACTACCTTTGTATTGTTGGTGGTAATACCGAAACAGGCGTACATATAGATATATAGTATGAAGGGATCAAAGGTCGGTTGGTCTGAAGTTTCCCTTATAAAAAAATATAAGGCAGGTCGGAGTATACCCTCTTAGAGAAGAACCTGTTTCTCTGACCCGTTTCGAGGATACCCTCACCAACATAACAAAGGTACGAAAAATTTTCGACACTACCAAATATTTATTAATATATTTATAAAAAAATGAAGGTAACCATTAAAGGGATCATTAAGGAATCGAATGATAATAGACAAAGATATTATGATAAAGTATCTAAGGTAATACGTCCACCATACTTTGTGGATCTAGAGACATTAAGTGTACCACAGGATGAGTGGAGAGATGTATTTAAGACGTTATATAAACAAAATGTATTAGTGTCTACATTCTATCGTGATAAACAAATAACAGGTGGTATAGTAACAGATAAGGAAACTAATATATTATACTATGAAGGTGAGGGTGGTGACTATGTGATCAGAGAATTCGATAAGTTTAATAATGTGACATATCTTTATAAAACTGATGGTAGAGGAAATGAGTATTGGGAGAAATCCAAATTTAATGATCAGGGTGAATCTATATACTATGAAGATTCTAAAGGTAGAGTATCTGATGTAAGGGATCAAAATGATATCAATGAGTCTGTGTATAGTGATAAACTAATAGATAAAATAATAGATACATTGAAACCACCATTTAGGTATGATTTAGAATCATTAGGGATACCAAGAGATGAATGGGATGGTATTATATCTAAAGTATTTAATGAGGACTTAGTGATGAAGGATATAGTAGACGCCATATACGTTACAGATATATATGGACAATCTAGATATATGGAATCTAAAAACGGTAATTATTTTATTGATGAATACGATGATGATGGTAATGTAATATATAAGGAAAGTAATTATCCTAACTCTGGTACTACATATAAAGAATGGTTTACATATGGTAATGGAAAACTTATAGACTATAAAGATAGTAATGGTAGAGGGTTGGATCAGTATTTAAGATCCTCTGAATATTATACTAGAAAAGAGAGTGTAAAAAATAGATATGGGTATTGACTTTTTAATTTAATATAGTTAATATTGTATCATAGTTGTTTGATATATTAATCTACGGGGTTCATTCCTTCCTCCCCACCCTATGGAAGGAAAAGGTGATTCTGATGGACAATTGTTTGTCATCACTGGACAACGTAGATTAGATGAAGGGACGTAACGTATTGAACAAAAAGATATGGTTACACTTCATCACATAAGAAGGGATAATATAATCATCGTAACAGTGTGATCTGTAAAACGAAAAAAATTATCCCTTTTTTTATTCCCTATAATTTGACATTGTAATATTTAATCAGTATATTTGTAGTATGAAAAATACCTAAACCATATATATAGTCCGTAGGGGGAGAGGGGTACTTTGTGTACACTATTGTAAATACCTCTCCCCTAGAGGGGGACCCCCTCAGGTACCCCCTACATCACCCCCCTTCCCTCTGGGGGTGTTTTGACGTAAAGGGGGTAGGTGATGTTGTCCATGAATTTTCCAGGAAATTTTAAGGTTTCAGTTATAACCCTTTTCATTTATAAAGGTGTCTTATAACCCTTTTTAGTTATGTTCATTTTATTCTTTTGTTCAGTGACAATGAACACCCATTTCTGGTGAACTGAGGGTACCCTTCAAAATTTTCCAGGAATTTTTTCGTTTCCAAATATTTCAATATTTATAATATGTATATGGAAGAAAATAAGAAAAGATTTTTAGATAAGATTATTGAGTGGTTAGTTATTGACACTGTGATTGATTATGAGAATAGGAAATGGTTCCCTACTTTCTTACAATATATGGAAGATTATCCTATATCACTACGTCCCTTAGATATTAATAATCTTTCTTTATTCCCGATTGTTCGTTTCTACGATTATTGTAGGAAGATATATGATTTAAGTGTAGAGGAAATAGAATATTTATGGAGTAAGTATTCAATTATTATTATAGATAAATTTAATAATGAGAAACCTATCAACGAATCGGAGGATAGAAGAAAAAAATTCTTAGATAAAGTTGTAGATTTTTTAGTTAAGGACACTAAAGTAGATTATGATAAAAGGACGTTATTTTTTCCTTTTACTTATAAGAGATCACTTAGACAAGGTACTAATAATCTCACACCTTTTCATAAACTTCTTTTTGATTCATATATTCCTATAGATGGTTTTATGGAATACATTAAAGAATTGTATGATATTACTTCAATAGAGGACATCACTCATGTTTGGGAGACATATAAGGTTATTATGAATAAAATCGTATTTGGTGATAATGCCACCCCACTCTACTTTAATGAATCTGAAAAAGGTTCAATCAATGAAGATAGTAGACAAGACTTAATAGATAAAGTAGATGAGAGGGTAAAGAAATACTTAGATAAGGTTGTTGATTTCATTATTAAGGAAACTGTAATTGATTATGGAATAGATAAATTTAATCCAGTTATTAAGGATGAGGTACTATGGTATCCACCGTTTAGTGAAAGATCATATTCTCACCGTCAGTCAATGTATAATACGGGTGCCAATTATGATTTCAATAATTACTGTCAAGAAGTGTTTAGTATATATGATGAGGGTGAACAACTTTATGTATGGGAGAGGTACAGAAAATTATTGGGGTTTAAAATGAGAAATATGATGATTAATGAATCTGAGGATAGGAAACAAAAATATTTGGATAAGATTCTTAAGTGGTTTGTTGACGATACTATAATTAGATATGAAACGGGTGTTATAATATATCCTTTTTCTTCCATAGGACCAACGGGTAAACGGTTACCTAGTTTCTTTGATAATATAATAAATAAACTTTCGATGAATTTCCCATCAGATATTCATATATACTGTAGGGATACTTATGGGTTAAACCCTGATGAGACAAAATATATTTGGGATAAGTATAAAAAAATTATTAGGGATAGATACGATAAAGAATCGATGATACATCATCGAGGTGAACCCATAAATGAATCTGATGATAAGAAACAGGCTTATTTAGATAAGATTGTTGATTGGTTGTTTAAGGATACCGAAGTTGGTAATAGTTGGTTTAACCCACCTTATTATTATCCAGGCAGTTCCGCAGGTAGGACTGGATTTAAATCGGTTTATGAACACACATTTGGTTTATCGACAAATAATACTTATAGTGGGTTAGATTCTCAGTTAATTTATTTTGATAGTTACTGTAAGAACAATTATGGACTTACTGGTGAGGAGACTAAAATTGTTTGGTTTGAGTATATGAAGAAATTAAAGGAGTCTTATGATTGGAGATTTTAAACGGTTGTACGACCGAACTGTTCCATCACCCCGACCCCTCTAATGTAGAATTTGTGTCCGCGCAAAAATTGTGATGGACTTGGTTAGAGACTTGTTCTTACGATCCCATTACCTAAAGATGGGCAACCCACTTACGGAGTGGGTTTTTTTATTTTTTATAATATTTATATTGTATGAAAATAATTGTAACAGAAAATCAAGTTAATCGTTTATTCATTAATGAGAATGAGGAATTACTAAATAAGATTCTCGATAAGATTAGTGATTACGGTATGGAGTCGTTGACGGACAACGAAAAAAAGTTCTTAGATGATATGTCTAAGGATAAGGTTGATCCACATATCGAAAATTTACTTAATATGGACTCAGGTTACGAGTTCGAGGGCGAGGTGGATGAAGTACCTGTTAAGTTCACTTACGAGTCCACAGAGGAGTGGGATGACAATCCTAAAGAATATAAACACATAGGTATATTTAATTTTATGAATGGTACTGATGAAATAGATTATTACGCTGAGTTATATACTGACGCAGATTATAACTTTATGCATTTCGATTTACACGATGGTGTAGATTATGTTAGTCTAAATGAGGATCTTGAGGATGAGTTAACTCATTTCTTTTTGGATGTGAGTAATAAGTTGGCACAGTCGATGTAAATGGATAAAGGTAGACACATATTTTTAGAAAAGGTAGTTAACCGTTTGGTTAAAGATAGTATAATCACCTATGATAAATATGAGGGGGACACTGTGGTAATCACACCTTTTCCTGTTATGGATGGTTATCTTACAAAACGTTGGTTTGGTACTAATGCGGTAGGTAGTAGGATGCCATCTTTTAAAACTTATATAGAATATACATACGGTGTTACAGATACCGAAGAAATTAATTACATATACAGTTATTACGAAAGTATAATTTCAGATAAATTAGATAACGATATGATTACTGAAAATATCTATCACGATATTTTTGGTGAAAAGGTTTCTAACTATATGGAAAAAGTTCTTAAGTATTTGGTGAGTGACACTTATATTAAAGAAATGTCGGATGGTGGGACTATGATAGAGGTACCATTTTCAGATTTCCAGTATAGTAGAATTAGACATTTTAATGTAGGATTTTTTATTGATTATTGTAAGGACACTTATGGTTTAACTCGAAAGGAATCTGAATACTTATGGGGTGATTATTTAAATGAGATGGATTATATCCTTAAATACGAATTTGGGATTAAGGATCCTGTTTATCATTAAACCTTTGTACGACCGAACTGTTCCATCACCCCAGCCCCTCTAATCGGACATTTTTATAAAATCTAATATATTTATCTAATCGGACATTTTTATAAAATCTAATATATTTATATAAAAACTAAAAAAAATGAAAAGACATATTAATAATTTAAACGAAACGATTGAAAGAATGAAATCTCTTTTTACAGAAGAGAGAATGTTTGGTAACTTAGTTGTAGAAGAGAAATCTTCCGAAGAAGATAAGGGAGAAGAAGATGTGGATAGTGAAGAATCTACATCAACAAAACCTGAATGTTGTACAAGTTGTAACTGTTGGGGAGATTGTGGTGGATCATCACACTTCAACGGAACCAATGGTAGACCTAAAATTGTTGTAGATAAGAGTGATAGTTATTTTTCGGTATCATACGATGGACCATCTACGGGTTATTTAATTAAACACGGTAAATGTGGGTCTGGTGACTCCATACATCAACTATGTAATGTTTTAACATATGAGATAAACAAATACCTTAAAGGTAAAAAATTAAAACCAAATATCAACGATATAGAATTCGAAAAAGATGGTGGAGAATTCACTATTGGTGTTCCTTTAGAACCTTCTGAAAAAAGTTATAAACTAGAAAGAAGAGGAAGATGGAACGGTGGTGAGTCAGGGAAACAAGAAGTAATAAGTGCCTATAGTGATAGATCAGGATATGAAGGTCCTGTAAGATATTCTTCTGGTGGTGTAATAGAATTCTTTGTAACATTTTACGAATAAAATAATTTGACGTTGTAACAAAATTTTTGTATATTTGTTACATGGTTAATCAAAGATTTATTGAAAAGATTTATAAATTCCATAATTTTGGGATTGAGGTTGATTGTATCCCTACAAATTATTATAGTGATGATGGGGAAATATATGTAATTTTTTTTGATGGTATAGATATACATCACTACGGTGGTGAATACTACGAATCAATTATGAATCTAATAACGTTAAGTGAATGTGTGTATAAACACACCATAGATGACGATAGAAGTAAAACCTACCCATACCCACATAAAAGTAATAAGATAAAATTTTCTGGTTATCTAAGAGAAGTCATCTGTAGAGTTTACGGACATTTTGTAGAAGAAATGAATGTGAGTAAAGATGAGTTTAGTTATGTGTGGGATTTATTCGTAACAGATATAAATAAAGTAATAAAAGAAAAATCAATTAAATTAATTTTTGAGGATAGGTCTTGTAAACCTTTAGACATTAATCTTTTATTATTTCCAAAATATAATAAAATATGGGATAGACTTACGAATGATATTATAAGCCCTAAAAAATATGATGGTAGAAAAGTTAGTATTACATCTACCGTTAGGAGTAAAGATTATACTTTGTTTAATCAACATCACGATATAAAGTTCATTGAATTAACCTTTTAATTACTGAATCTTTCTAACCCCTTCTAAGGGGTTTTTTATTGCCTTCGTTATATTTATTATTATAAATTACACTAACGGTGAACGACTACATAAAAAAAATACTGAGTAAATTATCTAACCCATCTTGGTCATTAGAAAAAAGAAGTGATTTTGTAGATGTTTATGGTTTATCTGAAGATGAATACTTAAATGGTATTGTTGATTTTGAGGTTAATCAGTTAAATAAATTACAGAATGAATTTTTTAGTACGTTAACATACAAATATTCAGGATCATACGATTTTGTTTTTAAAGTTACTAATATCCAATTTATTCAATACACCAAAGTATCTGTTTCATTAGAAAATAGTTTATTTGGTGAGGTAATTAGATTATATGTTGAAATTGGTTACGGTGGTACTGTGGGAATAACGGATAATCTTGGACCAGTAACCGTATATATAACCGATGAACTAATTAGTGATAGTGATATCGGTTGGGAAATAGATAATGAGGTAAAAGAAATCATTTTAGAAATGATAATGGAAAAAGGATCTGATTTATTTAAAAACATAAAAACAAACGATATTATCGAACTATATATAGAATACCCTAAAAAATAATAATAAAATAAAAAAAACACAATGGATAAATTGACAAATAAAGACATTAAAAGAATTGTAGAGAACTTCATCAATGAAGGTATGAGTAATGATGAGGCTGCCCATCTATATAGAAGAATACAAAGAAATGGGGAAGATATAGACTCAATTATAATGAAGTTTAGAGGTGCAAAAAATGAGTTAGACGATAAAATTAAAACACATATTAAAAGAGAAACTGGTGGTGCTATTTTTGATCCAAATCAAAGAACACCAAACGATGTATTAGATAGTGCGGCAACACTTAATAGAGTTTTAAATAATTTAGAAAGTTTAATTAGTGAATATAAAACTATTATTAGAAGAAGTATAAACTAAAATGGACAAATCATTAATTGATAAAATATCTAAGGTAATAAAAAAACCGTATGTCTCTGATTTATTGAGTTTGGCGGTACCTCAGGAATATTGGGGTACTATATTTAAAAAAATATATGGTGACATTACCACTACAGAAATTGAAACTGACTACGCAGATGGGATAGTTAAACCAAACCAATACTTTTTCTTTACAATTAGAAAAGTTTTCCCTAATGTCGGAAGTGTAATGGTATATTATGAAGGATGGGATGGTGACTGGGTTGAAATGATACTTGATGATAGGGGACATAAAATAGGGTACGAAGACGCAAATGGTTTTGTAGATACAACAGAAAAAACAGATATAAGTGAAAGTCACAATAAAAATGTAGACGTATATTTAAACAAAGTAGTTGATTTCTTATTAAGAGATACTAAATGTAGAGTACATCACACTACATATGGATTTAGCCCAAATTATAAGGAAGTAAAGGTTGAGGTAAAATTCCCACTATATAGTGATATAGCCAATTACGAAAGACATGAGGTTGAGAATTGGACTGAGGCAGTAATTAGTGACTTTGAGTCTAAATTTTTTTCGGATAACTATGGTTTAGACAGAAATGAATCACAGATAGTTTTTGAAAAGTTTATATTAAAACTAAGGGATAAAATTTTAAATGAAATGGAATTAAAGTATGGACAGTAAAATTTTACCTTATTTAGAAAAAATTGTATCTAATTTAATTAGGGATACAGAGTATAAAATACATACAGTAAATTATGGGGGGACTATTGGGGATTTATTAGTAGATATTTATTTCCCTATGTATCCCGATGAAGGATATACTTATACCGAACATGAGTTATTGGATTGGATAAAGGATCCAACTTGGTTAGTTGGTACAAGTGACATAAAATATTTTGAAAACTATTATGGTTTGTCGGAATATGAGACAGAAATTGTTTTAAATATGTTTTTGTTAAAATTCTCATCTATAATTTACGATGAAATGGGAAAACATAAAACTTTTTAAAGTAAGTTAATATTTATAAATAAAATAATTGATATGAAAAAAATAGTTAGATTAAAAGAATCGGATTTACATAGAATTGTAAAAAGAGTAATTAGAGAAAGTCAAAACCCTATACTAAATGAGTTAGGTGGTATGGATGATGGTCACCCGTTTTCTGGTAGTATGAACTTTAATGATTTATCATCTGATGACAGAGAAAAGGTTAATAAATATTATAGAGTTGATGATGTAGAAGTGGGCGATTCTTTTTCTGAATTAGATAGTGAATTAGAAGATGATTTTGAGGATGATGAATACCCAAAACCAAGTATGAGACATAATAGAGAATACCCAAAACCAAGTATGAGACATAATAGAAATAGTGAAATACCATTTCGACCACGTCCATTTAATAGAGATTAATATTATGAAAAATTTAATCAGAAGAATATTAAAAGAAGAGGTCGAGGAGGCTTCTCTCAGCAAACATCCTAACGCAGAAGAAATAAAAAAAGGTAAGAAAACTGGTTGTTATAAAGTTAACAGTGGTGATCAAATGTTAAAAATTGCATTGGCTTTCGGAATTACTTTAGACGATATTAAGGCACTAAATGGTAAGAGAAATGGTGACATAAGTCCAGGTGAAGTACTTAGAGTACAAAATAGGGTTAAATTTGACGGTTGTTAAAATTAAAAAATTATGAAAAAAATTATTAGATTGACTGAAAGTGACATTAACAGAATAGTTAAAAGAGTTATAAGTGAAGACGAATCAGTTGTTGATATAACTACATTACTTAGAAAAATAAATGGTAAATTGGTATCTATCCTAAGTGGTGAGTTGTCTAACTATGTTGCCGATATTAAAGTAAAGTTTGGGTTTAACCCACAAAATCAATTTGAAATTTATGATAGTGTTGATAATATATTAACATTTGACGATAAATCAAGTGCTTGGGAGGGTGCAACAATTGATTTTAGACAACCTATCGTCTACTTAAAGGAAATTAATTCTGTTGACTATATTGACGATATTGAGAGTAGTTTAACTGCAGAAGAGTTGACTACTTTTGATCAGGTTGGATCAGTTAAAAAATTCCCCGATAAATCACTGAGAGATTTAATGACTAACGGTAAAATTTTATTATGGTTAAAACCATTAAGTAATCCAAATATAATGACTTGGAAAAGGTTAAATGTTTCAAGTAATAGTGGTGACGCAGGATGTATGGGTGTTAATGCCAAGTATGACAAATTAGGTGAAGATGTTCTAGCGACAGATATATTTTTCTTAGAAGGAGAACCTATTACTAAGTCTAACAAAATTTGTAATGGTGGGGTATTAATTTCCAATAACGGTATCGGTATCGGTTTTGATAAACCAATAAATGATATATTAAATACCAACAAATAGTTACCTTACTTTGAACGGTTTAACTACGTTAATTAATTCACCAGAATTATTGATGTGGAATACAACCTCCCCTACGTTTGGTGGGTAGTTACTGTAATATGTAATATCCTTATCCGTCACTATTTCATATCTATACTCACTATCGATTGTAGTATTTATAGATACTACAATAACAGGTTTACTATCATTTGTCCACAGGTGTTCTGAAAAATAAAGTTTATTGAATAAACTATTTTCATATTCCCATTTAGGGATAAAATTGTTGGCAATAGGATCATAATAACCAAAGATATTGCCAACATTATGTTTAACGTTTGAGGTGTATTCTAACCCATTATCGATTTTCAGAAGATATTGACTACTCCCACTATCTACCGATGACTCAACATTGATTACAAATAGTGTGTCAAAATTAATCTGAGAATATAAACTATTAGTAACTAAGACTACTAAAATAAAAACTAACTTTTTCATAATTTTATAATTTAAAACAAATTTAAAAAAATTTTTGAATAAAACAAAATATTTATAATAAAATTTAAAGAGAAACGGATTAGGACCGTTATTGTCTACGGACAATTAAAACCCACTAGGTTCGCTACCAAAGTGGGTTTTTTATCTTATACGAATTCCCTTAATATCCTCCACCCTAATGTTTTTTAAATTTAAAGTCCCATAAGAGTTGTTTTTAAACACTCCACTGTTGAATAGGTTTAACATTACATAGTAAAGGTATTCGGGAAGAAGTATATCCGTTTCAATAACTTTAATACCTATATGTTCTGGGTTATAATCTTTTACAGGATACCCTACAGTATCTTCACTACCTTTTCTAACTAACCAAAAATCCGCCTCAGGAAAATTAATTTTAATCTCACACAAATCATTTAGTTTCATATTATCCAATTTTAATCCATTTATTATTAACAAAGTCTTCTCTAAAGGTTACTGTTTGTAACCATTTCCAATCATCACCAATTTTAGTAGGGATTAGTAAAAATTTAGTAACCATTCTATCGGTACCATTAAGATTTCTTAGAACAATTGTTTTCATAATTATCTATTTTAAGACAAATGTATAAAAAATAATTCAAATGCACAAATTTTATATAAAAAATAATATTTATAATATATGAAAAACATAATTAGAAAGATATTAAAAGAAGAAATTCAAAAAAAGGAATTTGGTATTTGTAATATAATGACTGTCGACACTTATGAGGAGGGTATTAAACTTTTAGAAAAATACTTAGGTACTATAAAGGAAAATCCTAAGGCTTGGGGTTTGATAGAACAACCTTTAAAAATGTGGAAAGATTCTGCCGTTGAAATAAGAAAAGAACTGAGTAGAGACGGTATGACGGGTGACTCTGAGGTTGATGAGTCAGATACTTGGTGGGCATCTATACAGGGTTCTTTTTGTAAGTAACGTATGAAGAATATAATAAAAAAAATATTAGGTGAGGAATATAAAAAAATGATAAATATATCTAATCATACTACAGTGTTATCACATTATAATAATTCATTGACAATAATTAACCTTAATGATGATAAGGTGTTGGCGTTTATAGGATTGAGTGAGGGTAAAGATTCTTTTTATTTTCCTATGATTGCTGCAGAAAAGGGTTATGGTCCCACAGTATTAGAGGCTGCCCTTATGTACTCATACCCCAAAGGACTTATGGTTAGTAGAGATGGTGATATAAGAGAAGGTGCGTTTAATATATGGGAAAAAATGTTTTATAGGGGCGACGTAATAAAGGAAACATTACCGTTAATCGATAAAAACTTTAATTTCGCAATTGTTACTGGTGAAAATGATCAAACTTATGAGAATGAATTTGAGAAGATGTCTGAGTTTGATTATCATATTGAGGAGGGTTATAAAGATACAATAAGAATATATAATACTAAAATGATGTTAACCCCTAGTGAGGAATACGAAAAATTAATTGATCTTTCTCTTTTGTTGGATCATAAGGAAATTTATGAACAAGGTAGGGATTATTTTAGTATGAGATATAACAATTAAATTTAATAGTTTTAATTTTAAACATAAACCATATATTTATATATAAAATAGAAAAAATGGGAAGACTATCAAAACAAAAAAGAATAATCATTGAGGGTATCAATAAAAGGTTATTAGGTGAGTCAATGATTGATATTGACAATGTTCTCCATTTAATGAAATTTAAATTCGGTTTAGGTGACTTAACACCAGAAAGTGTTGAGGAGTTTAATAACTGGGTAGGTGACATAAAAGAAAGAATGACTGACGAAGAATATGCTACATTATTCAACGATTGGTTGAGTAGTGATGGGGATATGGGTGAAAATTATAATGAATATAATCAAAATTGACATGAAAAAAAGAGTGTTTAGACTTACTGAGAGTCAAATAGATCGTTTAAGTAAAAGATTATTAAATGAATCATATGGTTTAATATCTTATCAAGATACAATGTGTGAAATTATTTGTAAAGAAAAAGTTGCTAAATACGGATCCAAAGGAGATGTTGTTCAAAAGATACAACACTTATTATATACCAACCAATATAATAAAAAATACGCAGGTGGTGGAATGAAAGGTGATTTTTGTCACAGAGATTTTAGAGAATGTGATGGTATATTTAAAAATCAAACCAAAACTGCGGTAGAGGAATTCCAAAGAGACGCAGGTATAAAGGTTGATGGTGTTGTAGGTTACGAAACTTGGAAGGCGATGTGTGACAAGTTAACATTTCCCGAATCATTACCAAAAGACAAATTCTGTCTTGATTGTCCTTGTGATGATAACTTTCAAGATGATTTTCAAGATGACTTTAACGATATAGATGTTATTAACCCTAATTTTAATGAGATAGACAATATTGATTGTGACAAACTAAAGAAATGTGTTAAAGATTTTATATTAGTTCCAGGACCAAATTACATAGGTTTTGAAAAATGTATTGGTGGTGGGGATAAACAAAAAATAGTAAATGAAAGAGACTGGACGTGTAAAGTGTGTAAAGATACATTCACTGATGGTTACATTAATAAAATGCCTATAGTTGTTAATGACCCAAAAAACTATAATAACTATTTACGTTATTTAGGTGACTGGTGTCTGTCTAACTGTGACGGGTTTAAACCATTAGCGTAATGAGAAAAGTAATTATAACTGAGAAACAATTAAGAGGTATAATAGAAGAGTCATACTATGATTCTCAAAAATTATATAGTAAAGAGTACATCGTAAATGTAACTAGAACTGCACCATCTAATATTAAAAACATTGTAAGGGGGTTAGAGATTTTAGGTTGTACAGATAGGGATGGTAATACTACACAGTGTGTAAGAATTCCTGAAATATTATTTGTTTACATCAGTGGTAGATATTAATTGAGTTGTTATTTTAGAACCATAACATTCCAATTTATCATCCATCACATTCCATAAATCTTTTTTTCCTTCTGTCATATGACAGTTGTGTTTTTTACCAGTCCTTACACCGAACTCCACAATCATATCATTATGTCTATTACGGATAAAGTGTGGACATTCTTTACAGGGTTTTTTCATTTTATTTTCCATACAAAGTAGACACATTTATCTGAACAATCCCAAGTATCTAAAAGTACCCCACCATCTAATACCGAAACGTGTTTAGATACTCTTATGATATATTTACCTTCTGGATCAATTTTAGACAATGTTTTGGCAGTCATCCTACGTTCTCCTTTCACACCTGGAAATGAAATTCTCTCATAAGTGAAACCTAAGTCAACTAAAGTTTTTGTTATTTGACTCTCCCAATCTTTGTCAGTTCTTTTAGACGCTCTCCACCCATTATCGTACATAAGTTTATGTACTTTACTGTATTCAGAATTTGTTATTATGGTTACCGCCCTAACCATACAATCGCCATTACATTTAATGTCATTTTCTGTCTTCGGTTGTGTGTGTTTGAAAATCATATTTGTAAATTTTATAATACAAAGATACGAAAAATTTTTTAAACTACAAAAAAAAAGTCTCTACAAATGCAGAGACCTTTCAACAATTACTGTTATTTTATTACTTTTTTCTCAAAAAATAACTTAACCAAGCCATAGATCCAATGACAATTGGTGTTGTAACTCCTTCACCACCCATTATGGATAAGTGTAGTGCAACTGCCGCAGACATAATAGAACCAACCAAAGCCGCACCATATAGTGACGTTCTTGGTATTACTAAAAGTACTACCGATAACAATTTCAATACACCAATAAACTCAATGTAAGGTAGTAAATTCATAAAGGTGAAATTTTTAACCATTTCATCTGTACCAATTATACAGGAGACACCCCCTAAACCTAACATAAAAAATGTTAGTGACATCAAAACCAAACTTAGATTATTAATCGTAAAAAATGATTTTAGTTTTTGAAAATAAATTTTAATAGTATCCATATTTTTTAATTTTATGTAATATTATGGTTATTTTTTCTAATAGTCAATATATTTATATAAAAAACATTGATATGAAAATTAAAAAAAATGGTAAGGTTATCGAATTAACTGAAAATGATCTTAAAAAAATAATTGACAATTCCCCAAAAAATGTTGAGGAAGGAATTATGTCTTCTATTAAGGGTATTGGTGGTTTACTTAAAGGTACTGGTTACAGTTATACTAAATACGCTTACGAGATGACTGGAAAACTTAAAGAACTTAATGAGGATTTAGAAGAGTCGGTTATTGAATTAAGTAGGATATTAGATAAATCTAATCAATCTAAGATGTCAAATATATCTTTTGATAGGTTGTCTACACACATTACTGATGCGTTAGACGCATATAGAATGGTTATAGATACTAATGAAATAATCATTTCGGATTTAGAAAATTCTGTTTCTAATAATAGAAATCAGACTAGGGCTCAACAAACCCCTAATTCACAGTTTAATAGAAACAACCCTTAATTTAAAATTTCATAGTATAAATATAAATCATTACCGTCAACCCCTACATAAAGTTGGCGGTATTTTTTTTGTGAAAGAATTTCTTTTCTTTCTTTATCATCTATTTTAAATCTAATTATTTTACCATTAACACCTTTTACTTTATCCCATTTAGATTTTGTGTCGTTAGAGGCTTTAATGATAGAACCTTTAGTTTCTGACACTTCTTCTCTTTTTTTAGGTGAAGAGTCTTTTGGTAAATTACTATCAACTTTTTTTCTCATATTAAGGCAAATATACAAATTTTTAAATTAAAAACCAATATTTATATAAAAATATCTTAAATGAACTGAATATGAATGATGAAAATATAAATAGAGTATTGTTAAATAAAATATTAAACATTTTAAAGAAAGATATAACATTTGAGGATGGTAAAATGGTTTTTAATATCTACGATGATAGACAAGGTAAATTAACCATCAACAAAGCATCTGGAATAAATATAGTATTAAAAAATGGTGGATATGTAAACGATTATTTAGTCGGTTATTTAACGTATCAATATGGACTTAATAAAGAAGAATGTGAGATATTGTGGCGTGAAATATCCTTATACCTTAAAAAAGAAAATTATGTTTATCATTTAGGTCCAGTTCTATATGAAGACTATATCGAGTATCAAGAGGATCCTTATCGTGTTGAGGGGTATAGGGGAGAAATATATAATATAAGAAATTATAATTCTTTTAAAAAATTTGTAAATTATCACGCACACAATTTTCATGACCCACACAATGATGAAAGAGTAGATTATTTATCTATGATGGACGAAGAAGATTATATGGGCGTATATAATTATATAATGAACATAATAGAACAAAATTTATAATATGCCAAAAACAAGACTATTCGCACTCCTTGGATTTCTGGAGGTTGTGGAGTAGAAGGTTGTATGGAAAGTCCTGGAATACTATGGTATTGGGTGAGATAAAATAATTAAATGATTATGAAAATGATATCTATTTTAAATGAAGATTTGGAAAATAATGAAGATTTAGATTATACTAAAGATAATATTTTTCCTGAAAAATTTTATGAAAGGGTTTTTAAAATAATAGATAAAAACCCTGAAAATATGTTTAAGACTATTGAGACCTTACAATTCGGTGAGGACTTTGAGGGTGATTATGATCAATATCAAAAAGAATATAACATTGCCTACAAATATTTGTCAGAATATGAAAATAGGACACCGTTTTATCTAACGTTTGAATATGATAAAAACACTTTATCTGAATTTTTTGAAGAGGATAGAGATTATGATATAAGAAGAATGGTAGAGGATTATTTTGGTGGTGACTATGACTATGGTCACGATTATGATTGTATGGATACAGATTCTTGGTTGATCGATAAAATTAACGAAAAAAATATCGAAACTCTAAAGGGAAAATATTTAAAGGATTTAGAAGGTGAGGAAAGTGAAGAAGGTTTTTATGATTATATTAAATCCGAATATGATTCAGAAATAGGTTGTTCCGCATCTGAGGCACAAACCAGTGCGGATGTTGAATACTTACATTCAGATTTCGAAAAGGGGGTAATGGAGTACTTATCCAACTTTAACGGAAAACTAGTTACAGATGAAAAGAGTTTCGGGTTAAAATTTGTTGGTAGTTTAGAGATAGGTGAATTAGTAAATAGTGAATGGTATCAAGATGTAGTAGAAGATGCACTTTATAGTTATTATCCAGATTTAATTGATATACTGGCAGGAATTAAAGAAAAAGAACAGGATGGTTATGGTGGTCAATATAATTACTTTTTTCCCGATGACTTAATACGAATTAATACGGATAAACATTTTAGATATGGTGGGGCAGGTGACATTGACTGGAAATATTTCAACGAAATACTATCGGATAGATTAAATTATTGGGGTTAAAGTTATATTTATAATATATGAGAACAAAAGATAAGGTAAGTAATATTAGAAAAGTTAATCTTCTTATGGAAATGAGAGATAGATTAATTAATGAAACACCCCCATATCATCCTGAAATGGAGGATCCTGTAATTGCATCTAAAGCACAATACGGTTATTTAGAAGGGGATTCGCCTGAACTGATTGGTAAAGAGGTTTGGTTTCATACTAATAGACATAATATAAAATATAAAAAAAATGGTGCTTTTGGTATATATGGTAGAACTAAAAGAGGTGGTAAAAACCAACCAAAAGGTGCAATAGGATACACAAATGATATTCTTTTAGGTGGGGATATTAATTTTGATATTAGTCCAGGGTATCATGAAATTATGAGGACTACAAAAGATGCGGGTGAGATGTCTAAAAGAGAACAAATTGTAGGTGTTGGGGGTGTAGTGCAAGAATTACCTAACGATCCAATAACGTTAAAAGGAATGGCAGAAGAAATTAAATATAACCCTTTTATTTCTGATTATTTTTTTACTGCTGATGGTGAAAATAAAGTATTGGGTGCAGAATTTGTTTATGCAGAATATCGTCCAGATGGTAGTTATTCACTACACGCAATAAACCCAACATTAGAACCATTTAAAATGGGGGAATATAATCCTTTTTAAAATGACACCATTTCTAGAAAAAGTATTAAAATTTTTAAATAAGGATTATAATGAAAATACCTTACCTAAATACGATTTTAATTCTTTTAGTTCTATTATGAGTATTGCAAATAAATATATTTCAGAAGACTTAATTAATCGTTATGGAATAGAACAGAATAGTAAAGAATTTTACGATTTGTTAAAATATTGGTGTAGACAAAATTATGGTAATGGTAAGTATGCAATACCTGGAGATACTATACGTTTGATAAAAATGGTGGATGATCCAAATCCTATTAACCCAAACACTATTGGGGTTATTAGAGAAATAGTCCCAATATCTATGTTCAATGAAGATCATTTAGATGTCGATTGGGAAAATGGTAGAAAATTAAAATTAATAGTTGGTATAGATCAATTTGAAAGAATAAAAGACGGTGATTAATGAAAAAACTAATTAAACATATATTAAAAGAAGAGTTTGAAAATAAAGTAAAGAAATATCTAGACTATATTACAAATTCTTTGTTAAAGGACGTTTATCTAAAGGAAACTTCAGGTGAAACTAGATTTGGTAGTGCAGGTGAACTTATAGATATGAATCTATTCGGAGATGAGATATATGATTTAGTAAATAATTCTAAAGAATTTAGAAAATTGGGTTGGGATTTTTATGTAGATGAAGAAGATCCTTACGATATGGGGTATTTTTTTAGGACAAATAAACCTGACTATGATTATGACTATGATGAATTTTATTATGAGGTTATATATGATTGGTTACACGATTTAACTGACAAAGGTTTGTTAAATTATAATGAAGATTCTGGAGAACACGGTGAGTGGGTAGTACCATCAAAAGATTTACTTATTAAATCCAAATCAAATTTAAGTTTAGATATACCATTATATTATGATATAAACAAACAAAGTTATTATATACCTGACTTTTCAAGTACGAGTTTAAACGTGTCAATAATGACTTATTTAGATAAGGTATACAGTATTAGTGATACATCTGAAATGGAATATATTATAGATAGTTTTTTAGAATTATTACCACAAAAATTAACCGATATGGGTATTAATTTTTTCATTAAGAATGATAGAATCTATAATAAAGTTAGGAATAACATTAACGAAGGTATTGTAGAAGATTTCATTGAGTTTGGTAAACGTGAATTATCATTGGGTGATGATTTTAAAATAAATTTAACTGATAATAGTAGTAGTGTTGAAACTTTAGGTAATTACGATATTGATGGTAAAGAAATTACTGTAGTTAAAAAGAATAGGGCAATACCAGATATAATCAGATCAATCGCACACGAAATGGTACATCACAATCAAAACGTAAGAGGTGATTTGAAAGGTAACAGAGGTGAAGGTGAGGAAGGATCCCCTTGGGAGGATGAGGCTAATGCGAGAGCTGGTAGATTAGTTAGACAATTTGGGGACGATAATCCTGAAATTTATGACTTATAAAAAGTATCACCAATTGAGATATCATTATCTTCACAAAATCCTACATTAACTTCTATATTACCGTCTGAAAATTCTGAAGGTTTAATTATTGTTTCATCATTGGGGTATGCAGTGATAATATCTACAATGGTGTCCCCATTGACAAATATCATATCGATAGGGAAATTAACATTCTTCATCCAAAAACCACTACCAACATAATCGTAAAACATACCACAATTTTGACATAGATTATCTCTATACATTAAACCAGTAACTTTTTCTTCTTCCGTAGTAGGTATTTCACAATCAATATTAATTTCTTCACCATTAACATTTGTAATAGTTATCTGACATTTACTTTTAAATGGTATTTGAGTGTCTTCAGATATAATATCTAATAATTTCATATTAATAAATAGTTGACAAATGAATAAAATAATACTATAATTATATTATAAAAAATAAATTTATGCCAAAAAGTAAACACAGAAAAAATCAAAAAGAAAAATCTATTGCTAGAACCCAAAGAATAAAAGGTGAACAAAAAAGGTATCAAAAAGCGTTTCAAGAAGAATTTCTTAAGGAGATGCAATCTATAAAAGATAGGGAATTAGGTATAGAGGAAGTACAAAAAACCGAAGGATAATCTTCGGTTTTTTTATTACCATTTATAATGAAAATGTGGTCTTCCACCAACATAAATTTCAGACTGTTTCTTACTTTTTAGGTACGATATTTGGGTGAACTTCACTTTAAAGTCTAACGTAATTTTAAATTTTATTTTACCTCTAATGTCATTAATTGTGACAAAGTATGTGTTATCTTTATGTTTAACTTTATGTATTTCATAAGTTTCTAAATAACCATCACAGTCATATAAATAAATTTCTTCTTTAGTGAAATCAAAGTAGTAAAAGTATTTTAATTGTCTATAATATGGTTCATCATCACTTTCTTCAATCTTCTCAACTTTCCTAAAGGATGTTTTACCTTTATCGTAGAATAATTCAGGGGATTTAACGATGATCACAAACCCTTCATCAGTACTAATATTAGAAACACCGTCCTTTAAACCCCAAGGAGTATTTTTAGGTTCATAACACTGAGATTGTGAGTTAAAAGATAACACCACTAAAACGAATAACAAAATTAAATTTTTCATAACAGTTGTTTTATATATCAAATGTACAAAGAAATATTCAATACACCAAATTTTTTATTATTTTTTTTGATATTTATAATAAAAAAGATATGAAAATTAAGATTACTGATTCTCAATTGAGGAAGATAATCAATGAGGCAGGTGGATACGATGATTCAAATATAATGAATGTACATGCACAGAATGTACAAAGCCCACTTTTACATTCATTTGCCGAAACTGTAGATGTGATACATAGTTTTATGATTTTTAGTAAATCTGAAAACTTTACGAAACAAAATGCAATAAATTTCATTAGTAATTTCTCTGGTAAGGTTGATGGTGATATAAAAATGATAAATGATTTATTACCTGAGATATATTTAGATGATGATTTCGTAGAAATGGTAAAAAAATATAGATACTCTTTAAAAAAATTAAATAACTACTTAAAATTACTATATTCCAATAGTTCTACATTATCATATGATATGTCTAAAGATGAAATTATCAATGCAATATATGAACAAATAGTAATGATGGAAGATTGCATAGAAGAAATGTCAAAAATGTTTGGTGTTGTGCAATCTAGATACAGATCCAGATTAGGATTTGAATAATAATAACGTTTTAAAAATTAAAATTATGAATAACGAAGAAAAGGCAAGAATGTACCACACACTTTTATTAAGACACGATAAACTTGATGGACAAATCTCAGATATTAAATCAGAGGCTGCGGGAGTAGAATTGAATCAAGAACAAAAAAAAGAAATTCAATTGTTAGAGTCTCAAAAACATGAGTTGGTAAAACAAGCCATGTCATTGATGGGTGTATAATGATTACAAAAGGTAAAATAAGGAGAATTTTACTGGAATCTACCAATAGATTAATGGATAGATTTGCTGAAGGCGTAATTAAATTTAAGTATAAAGAAATTTATAACCATAATTTAGAACGTAGAGGTAAAGAATCGGCAGATAACGAATACCCAAAGTCATTTGAGGGTTATATTAAACACCTTAAAGACTCATTTGGGGATGAGGATGGTGCATTTGGGATAGAAATCAATCGAATGTTGGGTAGTGATAACCCATTAATTGAGGGTATGCATAGTAAAGATGTTGCAGAAAATGTAATTAATTACATTCTTAACTATAATGAACCAGAAAAAAAGTTTAGAATACACATTGTTGCAGAAAATGATGTCTTTTATTTCATTAATAAAGAAATATTTACCTGTGATGATAAATTTTTTGAGTTTGTATGGGATAAATTAATAGGTGACGGACGTACTCGTTGGAATGAGAACCTAAAAGATAAATTATGGGGCGAAATTGTAGACGTTGTAGAGGAAAAAATGGATGATGAAGAGTGGCAAGAAGAAAACGGTGTTACTTTTGATGATTTAGAAAGAGAAAAGTCTTACTTTAAGACATATTGGCATTACCCAATACAGTCTTTAGGGTGGGATAACTATGAATTATGTGAATTTTATAAAGATGTCATTGGTGAGGAACGGTTATATAAGGTAATTAAAACTTATGTCACTGAAAATAAGGATAAAGTTTACTTAGGAGATACATTTTATTACATTTTCACTAAAAATTTGTTCTATTAATCACTTTCTCAACCTTTTTATACGTCTTAGGGCGTTTATAGACTCTGTTGTAACCTTAAATCCCTTATCTAAGTTCTCCGTATAGGGTATAAACCTTAAATTTTTTATATTTCCCACCTTTACGGGTGGGATTTTTTCTTTAAATCCCATAGAGATGGGGTAAATATGATCTAAATGGTGATCTCTCCACCCTCTTTTGTCAAAATTCTCTAAAATATGGAGTGGTTGTGACTCAGTAACCTCCCAAACCATCGCATAATACAATTTTTTGTCTAAATCTTTAATGTTTTTGATTTTTTGTTTGATTTTAGGGTGATTTTTACATATTTTTCGGATTTCTTTCTTAATTTCTTCAGTTAAATCTGTTTTTTTAGTAATTTTTTTCTTATATTTGATTGGTTTTTTCATAAAAGACGATATATTGGTATATTTATATAATAAATAGATAAAATGCGTATAATTATAACGGAAACACAACTTAAAAGAGTATTACTGTATGAAACTAAACAAGAAGTCATAACAGATGAATACTTAGATAAGGCAAAAAGTATTGTAACAAAATTACAATCAAGAGGGTTCACCATCGATGCGGCTTGTGCAATGTCAGGTAATATATGGGCAGAATCACAATTTGATGCATCAATTGAGAGTTCTAATGGGGCACTTGGACTTTTACAGTGGTTAGGTGACAGAAAAAAGGGGTTATTGTCCTATGCTAAACATAAAGAATCTGAATGGTCTAGTGAAAAAATACAATTAGATTATATTAAGATAGAATTATTGGATGGTTATAAAATGACTAATGGTAAACAAGTACCTAATTTACCTTCAGATATTAAATCATCTGATCAATATGAGGTAAATCAATTTAATAGTGCGATGAAAGGGGATACTATCCCACAAAAAGCACAAGGATTCGCTAAATTAGTAGAAAGATGTGGTGACTGTGATGGTACGATAGATATTAGAAAACAATCTGCAAAAAGAATACATGATTATATTAACGGAACCTATAAAAAAAGTAGTGGTAAAAGTACAACAAACACTACTACTAAAAAAGAAGAAAAAGGATCCCATTCGGTAGGTAGTGTGGTATACCCTAAAGAATCTGAAGGGTATGCAAATGTGAGAAAAGAAGCAAACAGAGATAGTGATAGAATTGTAAAAGTATTATCACCGAATAAGATTGGTACAATAACCAAAACAAAAACTGACGGTGAAGGGCATCAATGGTATCAGGTTACTTTAGATAAAAAAGTAGATGGATTTACAACTGGATGGGTAAGATCAGACGCAGTTAAATAATTTTTTAATACAAACTAATATTTATTATAAAAAAAATAAAATGAAGTACATTATAACAGAAAATCAATATAGAATTTTGTTAAAGGAAGATAGAGTTGCCTTTTTGAAAACACAAAATGTTATTGACCCTAAATTATTAGATGACTTAACTAAAGGTAATTTAGAGAAAAAAAGTAAAAGACCTGATGGTGGTATGGAACCTAATAAAATTAAAGTAGAACCCATAGAAAATCATGAAGGTATAGACATCGCATATATTGTAACAAACAATAAGGGTAAACAGTCAGTAAAATTAAGTGATGAAATATTTGAAGATATCGTTGAGGCAGACCCATCTAGAAATAAACAATATGTTCAATGGATGATTCAAGTTTTCCTAAGACATATTAGTGATGGTGATATCGAACAAGCGATTAGATTTTTAACTGAAGATTTACCAGAGGCTAGTGAGTTCTTAACAATTTTTGATGATGTTAAGAATAAAAAAGTATTTAAGAGGAGTGCACCTAATAGACCTAATGCACCTCAGAATGTAACAGATATTAATCAATACACTTCATTGGCACAACTTTATTCTGTGGTTAGTCCATTTATTGGTGCTTCTGATGAAGAGAGTGAAGATGGTGAAAGTCCGTTATGGAAAAAATTAAAAAAGTATATTGATTTAGGTGAGGCTAAATTAGTTTATAGAGATGGTGATGTATTAATATACTCCCCTTTAACAATAGAGTCTAGTTGTGATCCTTTAGGACCTTTAGCGTCTTGGTGTACTAGAAGAGAAGGTAACACTTATTTTGATTCTTATAGAAGAAATAATCCTAAACCTGATGGTTCGGTTTCAGACTATTATGTGATTATGCCTAAAAACCTATTTAACGGTGATGATGAGGGTAATACATATCCGTTACAATTCCACTTTGAATCTAATCAATTACACGATAAGAATAACTCGTCTATTGAGAGGAGTTCAAAACTTAGTGAGGTACTTAGTAGATTCCCTGGAATGAGAGAATTCTTCAAAAAGGAGTTAGGGAAATTAGTTGAGATGGATGTGGTTAAAGGTACGGGACTTATGGATAGTGCATACATCAAATATTTAAATATGTTTGGCGGTAGGGCAGAAGAAGTTATTTCAGGAGAGGTATATCAGAAAGGTGTTGAAAATATTAAGAAAATGGCTTCACAACAAAAAGTTCCTTTACAACAAAATAAATATTTAAAGTGGTTGATGGAGAATACTGAGAATGTTGAAATTTTAGATTATTTGGATCCTGACGTTACTGAATCCTTAGACTTCTCAAATATGAATTTAGGTAAATTACCTAATATGTCTAAATTCCTTAAGGTGGATAGAATAACTGCGAATAATTGTAATTTAAAAACATTACCAACAGTAGATATGTTACCTGATGGTGGTAGAAACATTAACGTATTAAGTTTTAATGATAATCAAATTACTAAAGCACCTTTAGATGGTTATGATACATTAAAGGAGTGTTTTATGATTACATTACTAAATAATCCTATAAAAGAAATTAATGTACCAGTATTAACAAAAATGATAGAGGAAGAACCACAAACATTTATTCGTTTTGGTTTGAACTCTGATGTGATTAATAATCTTTCACCTAAAAATGTAAAAGAATTTCAAAATCTAATAGACGGTGTAGGTGGGGCAATTACATTTAGATAAAAATTTTTATAAAATTTGATATATTTATAATAAGAATAAAAAAGAAATAAAAACTTAAAAAAATGAGAAGAGAAAAAAAAGTGATTAGATTGACTGAATCAGAAATGATTAACTTAGTAGAAAGAATTGTTAATGAAGTAAAAACAGAAAAAAGAAGACAAGTTACTGAATCTTTAAGACAAAGAGAATCTAAAAGATTGTCAGAAAATAGAAATAGAAGAAGATAAATTATTTTATGAAAAAAGTTCAAAACCTTAACGAAGAAATACAAAAAATGAGAAAATTAATGTCATTTAACATTAATGAAAATTCTCATGATTCACTATCTGAAGAAAATATTGAGAGTAGTATAAAAGAAGAAAAGGACCCAATTGTTGGGGATTGTGTTCAACTTGGGGGTCCTCCAGAAGTTGCACATGAAATGGAGAACGATTTAAATGATTTATTAACTCAGAAATTAACGGAAATAGAAAAATCTATACCTGTAACAGTAACTTCTGAAATGGGTAATAGAGAAGATTTCCCACAATTTACAATAATTAAATTTAACGACACCGAAATAAAATTAGAATTCGATGAGACAAATAAAGGTTATTCTGGTTATAGACCTACTTGGACATATACAAAAGGAAAAGGTGGTATAGAGATAAGTACTAATATTAAAGTATCAGATTTTAAAGATGAGTTGTTAAAGAATAAGTGTTACAAATTATTGTACGATAGATACGATTCAATAAAAAATCAAATAGATAGTCAATTAGTTTCAGTTATAGTAGTACCGACAGAAGAATCACCAATAAAATATATTATGTTACTTAGTCAAAAAGGTAAGAGTGGTTATGTTAAGGCGAATAACATTACTTTATCATCTTTTAATAAACCATTTGTAACATTATTGGCTAAGAATGGTAAGAATAAAACATACGGTGAATTTGGTTTTCAAGGTAAGATTGATTTAGTTAAAGTAAATATTAATGGTGCTGAGGTACCATCAGAATGGGACATACCAACACCAACATCTAATAAATGTTATTGTAATGATATTGTTACGGGTGAACAAATAGTATATCCTTGTGATGGTGAATTACCTGAAAGATGTAAAAAAGGTGGTACTCCAATTGCATTTGATTTTGTGGTAGAAGCCAACAAAAATTTTGCTTTCGATGACGCAATTTTAACTGATGAGGCTAAAGGTATTATTAAACAAAAAATCGAAGAAGAGTGGAATGGGATACCACAAAATAGAAAAGATGGTTATTTAGATTTTATTAAAGATAAAAAAATAGATGTTAACGCTTATGCATCCATAGATGCATTATCTAATTTTAAAGTTAGCGGTACCTACAAACCTTGTAGAAAAACAGGTCAATTAAGAAAAGATTATAATAAATGTCTAAGTCAGGCAAGAGCGGAGGCGGTAGTAGAATATTTAAAAACTATTGCAGATGGTACATTTAAAGATATTAATTTTGTTGCAAATGGTATGGGTGAAACAAACCAATTTAGTGGTTTAAAATGGGATAATGAAAAGCAACCTAAAACTAACTCTAGTGGTGTTCAGATAGACGAAAATAGTCCATATAGTACTACCGAAACAAAGTCAGATAGAAGGTTTGAGGTTAAATTCCCTAAATGGCATACGGAGGATTAATTTAAAACTTTAATTGTTATATACCACAGTTAAATTTAAAGTGGCGTAAAACCCATTTCTACCGTTCCAAATACCATATTTTGTAGAGACACCTGACATTAAGAATATTTCGTAATTATTTTTTGTAATTTTTTTATTATAAGCATCTCTTACAACAAAACAGTGATCGGGTGATGATTCCCATAAATCAACAATTTCTTTGGTAATATCACCATATGTAATTTGCTTGTACGTTTTCAACATAAACAAACAAATTTCGTAAGTGTCGTTAACACTTTTACCACCATTATTACCGTATGAATTGGATGATTCTTTAATAATCATAGATTCCAATTTCTCAGTAAACAAATTTTCCCTCCCATCTGGATGATAAACGTGTTGTTCTTTAGACATTATATCGCAAGTTCTTTTAGATACATTGTCACTTACGACTCTAGAATAGTTCATTTTATAATTTCCTAACGAGTCTCTAACTTTATTAACTTCCACAACAATTAAACTATCCAACAAACGATAGTCAATATTATTCACATCCATTACTTTAGAACCATCTCTCTGAGAAAAAACTACTGATGGAAGGATAAACATCAAAATCAAAATTAAGTTTTTCATAGTTGTTACGTTTATAAGAACAAATATACACCATTTTTTTTAATGTACAAAATTTTTTACTGTTTTTTTGATATTTATAAATAAAATAATTTATTATGAGAAAAAATACGTTAACGGAAGAAATATATAGAATGAGAAAACTAATGGGTCATGACTCAAATGAATATAGAGAAAATGTTACTTCATTCGATAGACTTTTAGAAGAAAAAATGATAAAAAAATATCTTCTTAAAGAAGAAGAGGGTGAAGAACCAAAATTTTCTGATTGGTCCAATGGTGGTAAAGTTAATTGGGAAAATGCAAAGTTAAAAGATATATTAAAATATATTAGTGAAGTTGATGAGTATTTTGGTGGTTCTTTTTTAAATAATCCATCATATACTACAATGATGGATTGGTTTGCTGATAATGATAGTGAAAGTGTTAGAAATTCATTAAAAGAATGGATGTTTGGTGACATTTATTATGGTATTAAAAAATCCGAAGACGTTAGACAAACTAAGAAAAATGTGGTTACACCTGATGAGTATGATAAAAATCTTCAGTCTGAATTAACAACTAATTTGGGTGAGGCATCTAAGATTGATCTAAAAACACTTAACGTAACGGATAAAAACTTAAAGAAATCAATTGATACTTTAATATCCTCTAGAACATTAGAAAAATTAAATAAAGAATTAATTGCAATTAATAATGGTAAAGTTTTTCTTAAAAAAGAAATAATAGAACCTTTAAACGATAAAATATTTACCTTAATAAATTATTATAAGAATCCCAATTCAGGTGAATCTTCCATTGAGTCTATCAAAGATATCGCAGACTATTTATTAGGGTTTAAATTGAGTGATAAAAAAGAAATTGGTTTAGATGTAGATGATGATGAAGTTAAAATAGATGTTGACGCCAATCAAAGGATAGGTATCAAAAATAGTATAATGAAAAAATTATCTACTGAAATCGAGTCTGTAGGTGAGGATACTTATAGAAAATTACTTAAAAAAATTAGTAATATAACAATCACTGATGAACCTAAAGAACTTAAACAGTTTAAGGTTGAGGCTGAAACGGGTAAAGGTGTACCTATTATGACAGAAGGGGATTCAGATATATTCCAATACCCACCAGAAAATACTCCTGAGGGGGAAAGAAATACTTTAAGTAATAACTTTTTTCCTGATGATGGCACATCTATGTCCGAAGAATCAATAGGTGGTATAAGAGAACAATTGAGATTACTAAGAAAGTTCATAAACACTCAAGATTCGGAAGTTGAGGCACAAAGAACAGAAAATGGTTTAGGTGAGGAATTTAAATTAGATGTATCATCAATAAACATATTCGTATACTCTTCAACTAGTAAAGTAAGAACTACTTATAAAAGTAAAGATAAAAGTTTTAGTGAAGGTAATAACATAAAATTAGCGGAAGATAGAAGTGGTATTATTGAAAACACGATTAGGGGTATTTTGAAACAGTATAAGTTAGATGAATATAATATAATCTTAGCATCTAAAATTGAAAAACCTAATATCGGTCCAGGTTGGCAAAAATTAGATGGTAAATATGCAGACGGTTCAGACGTTCCAGTTACCTCATATGGTGCAATGTTTCAAGAGGCTTACAAAAGAGACAACACTTTAACACCTCAATTTTTTTATGGTAACAGAGGTACAGATTGGGCTAAGAAAGCATCACAAAAATTAGGTAGGGAAATATCTCAACAAGAATTATCACAAGAATATAACGATATATATGGTCCATTTAGAATGAATTTGGCTGGTATTAGTGTTACATTAAGGAAACCAACTATAGTTACTAAGGAAGAGGTTGGGGAGGACTATTTTGTTATTGCAGTGCCAGGAATGGGATTAGAATTTGAGTCAAATGGTGAATTTAGTTTTAGAGATACTTGGAAGAATTTAAAAAGAGGTATTAAAAAATTAAAAAGAAAAATAAAGAAGTCTCTAAGAAATCTTAAACCTAAACGTAGATTTTTTGGTAAGGCACCTGATTTTTCAAAAGTTTGTCAAACTTGTTGTCCTAAATGGGGTTAATAATTAAAAAATATATATTATGAAAATTAAAAAAAATAATGTTGTAGTCACACTCACAGAAAGTGATATAGCGTCAATTAAAAAATATCTTTTAAAAGAAGAAAAAATATCATTTAAGTTTTGTTTTAAGACATACCCTGAATGGTTAAGATCTGACAGTACGAATGCGGGTCATGCAGGTACTAAGGCTTCTAGTGATAATACTTTGTGGCAAAAATTAAAAACGGGTGTTACATTCTCAATTACTAATTGTGAAGGATTGAAAAACGATGATATCGGTGCAGGTATCCTATCAAAAATAACTGACGGTACTTTAAGAGAAAAGGCAGTAGAACAAACAGTTAATTTTTGTAGATCACATATAGACGATGTTATAACAGATCTTAAATCGGGTGATGTCAAAAAAAGAAAAAGACATATTAAACCAGATTTTACACCACAAAGTGGTGAGACTATAGATCAATGGGTTAGTAAATATGATTTCACTAAGGACATTGAAAATTTAGTACAAATTACTAAATGTCTTTACAATACACAGTTCTAAAACAATGGTGGTTAATTAACCACCATTGTTGAAGATTCATCTACCATACCGTTAGGTAATAGTACGATAGATATACCGATTTTATTAACACCTTCTGTCAACATATTTTTCTTATGTTTTTCAGAAGTCAACCAACTATTGTAAATCCTATTAGTTACTTCGGATACATATTCTTTAGTCATAGGGAAAACACCAAATGATTTACTGATATATACGTTTTCTGCCACAATACTATTACTTTGAATGTCTGAGTGGTAGATTTTATTCTTATTCAACATATTCACTGACCACTCATCTGCGTAGATAGACAATGATTCATCTTTAGTAAGGACACTTAAACCGTGACTCACTCTAAAAGAGTTTATCATACCAATCAAAACAGTTTCCAAAGAATCAATATCCATTTGAGAAACTACTTTCTTATTATTTTCGATGGAATAAGAAACCATATCGTTTTGGGAATAAGCCTCTACACCCAAAATAAGACTGAATAAAATCACTAAATTTTTCATATCGTTATAGTTTTATAAGAACAAATGTAATAAGAAATATTTAATCTACCAAATTTTTTATTCACTTTTTATAATAATTTCATCTTTTGGTTTGGAATAACTTATTTTGATGGTACCATTTTCTTTAATTTTACCACTTAAAATTTCTTCAGAGATTGGATCTTCTATGTGTTTTTGTATTGATCTATTCAAAGGTCTGGCACCATAATCTTCACTATAACCATCATCAACTAAGTAATCCCTAACAGTTTTATTAATGATTAGGTTATACCCTATTTCACTAACTCTATTCTTAAGTTTCTGTAATTCTAAATCTACGACTTTACCAATTTCTTCTTTGGTAAGTGATTTAAATATGATTACATCATCTAATCTGTTAAGGAATTCGGGTGGGAATTGTTTTTTCAATTCATCAGTTAAAAGACTTTCTTTAATAGAATCTTCCCTTTCAATTTTAGATTTAGTGCCAAAACCTACACCTGTTCCAAAGTCTTGTAATTTTTTAACACCCACATTAGATGTCATAATTACCATACAATTTTTAAAGTTTACTTTCCTACCAGAACTATCTGTAAGTTGTCCATCATCTAATAACTGTAACAATGTGTTATAAATTTCTTTATTTGCCTTCTCTATCTCATCAAATAGTACAATTGAGTAAGGTTTTCTTCTAACCTTCTCAGTTAATTGTCCACCATCACCATGACCAACATATCCTGGAGGGGACCCAATAAGTCTTGATATCGAATGTTTTTCTTGAAATTCTGACATATCTAACCTAATCAATGAATCCTCATCACCGAAAAGATATTCCGCCAATCTTTTAGCAATATGTGTTTTACCCACACCAGTTGGACCTAAAAACATAAAAGTACCTATTGGTTTTTTTGGGTTACGAATACCTACTCTATTTCTTCTAATGGATTTGGCAATTTTTTCTAACGCAATTTCTTGTCCAATAATAGATTTTTTTAACTCATTCTCTATCTCTAACATTCGTTTACCCTGATCACCACTAATTCTTTTTAGTGGAATACCTGTCATAGATGAAACTACTTCATTAACATCCTCTATAGTGACAACAGTCCTTTCGTTATTTAAGTTAGTAACCCATTTTTCTTTTTCAAATATAAGTTTTTCATTTACTTCTCTTTCCTCATCTCTTAATTTCGCAGCCTCTTCGTATTTTTGTTTTTTAACAACTTCACTTTTCCTGTTCTTTATCTCACCAATCATCTCCTCTAATTTACTTATAGATGCGGGTGGTTTGATAGATAGTTGACTTTTGGATCCAATCTCATCCATAATATCAATTGCCTTATCAGGAAACTCTCTATCAGTAATATACCTATCTGCCATTTTAACACAATGTACTATAGTTTCTAATGGGTAAGTTACTTTATGGTAAGTTTCGTATGAAGACTTAATTTTATCCAATATTTGAATTGTTTCCTCTATTGTAGGTGGATCAATTAATACTTGTTGAAATCTTCTGGCCAATGCACCATCTTTTTCTATATGTTCTCTATATTCATCTAATGTGGTTGCACCTATCAATTGGATATCACCTCTAGCCAATGCGGGTTTTAATACGTTAGCCGCATCCATAGAACCCGACGCATTTCCAGCACCAACCATAGTATGTAATTCATCAATAAATAAAATCACATTGTCAACCTCCATTAATTCATCGACCACACCTTTTATCCTCTCCTCGAATTGTCCCCTATATTTTGTACCTGCAACTAAAGATGTTAAATCTAATGATACAACTCTTTTATCTAATAAAGTTCTTGGTGCATCACCCTGTGCAATTTTTAGTGCCAACCCCTCAATGATAGTTGTTTTACCTACACCAGGATCACCTATCAAAACAGGATTATTTTTTTTCTTTCTCGCCAAAATTTGGGCAACCCTTTGTATTGACTCATCTCGACCAATAACGGGATCAATTTTACCTTCAGACGCTCTTTTAGTAACATCCACAGAAAAATTATTTAAAATAGGAGTTTCATTAGATTTAGTACTACCTTTTGGTTTCGGTATTTTACTAAAATTGTCTTCATCATTCCCACTTACTGGTTCTATTGAGTTCTCAATAGAAGTTTTATAACTATTATAATTTATCTTCATACCTTTTAATATACTACTTATGTCATTTTTTACTTTTAAAGTTGCCAATAAAATATGTTCGGTGTCCAAATAATCGTTATTCATTAAATCACATTCTTTTTCCGCACCTTTCATAATATTTTCAGTAACAGTCTCCAATGGATATTCTTTTTTGTTTAGTAACATAGTATTGTAGTCATCCCTATCTTTATGTAATTTCCTCTCAATACTCTTATGTAACTTATCAACATCTACACCCATATTAATTAACACTTTAATCGCATTATTATTATAATCATTTATCAATGAGATGATTATATGTTCAATCTTTACTTCATTATCCCCATAAAATTTAGCCTGTTTGATGGACATATTTATGATTTTCTTCACCTTAGGCAAAATCTTTTTCATACGCGATTTGTTTTTTATTATAAATATCCTTATCTTTGTATTCAAATTTAATAAATAAATTATGAAAAGTCAATATGAAGTTATTTTGGGTGACACTAAAAATGTGTTAAAGGAGATGATTGAAAAAGGTGAAAGGGTTGATATGATTTTCACTTCCCCACCATATTATTCTATGAGAAAGAACTATAGTGGTAACAATGATGGTGAAGTTGGATCAATACACGTTGATGAATACGCAGATTGGTTTTTAGAATTTACTGAACTATTCCTTAAGGTTTTAAAACCTAATGGTAGTTTTTTCTTAAATATTAATGATAAAATAGACGATGGGACAATTCACCCAGTATTAGATGAGTTAAAGTATAAAATGCGTAAACAGGGGTGGAATTTAGTGGCTAAACCTTATATTTGGTTTAAAAAGAACGCCATTCCTACAAATTGTAAGTATCGAGCAATTGATAGGTACGAATACGTTTTCCACTTCTCAAATTCAAACAAACCTAAATTTAGGGCAGATAACTGTAGAACTGAACATTCGGAAGTAACTAAAAAAAGATTTTTGAAACCTGTTACTACGATTGGGTCTAGAGATGGTGTATATGATTCACAAATGAGAGAATTAAATGAAAAGGGTTCGTTACCACACAATGTAGTAATTGCTGCTTCAGAAACAAACCCAAGCGTACTACACCCAGCACCGTTTTCTGTTGAGTTGGTGGATTGGTTCGTAAGGATTGGTAGTGATGAAAACGATATCATTATGGATCCTTTTGCAGGGTCATCAACAACAGGTATTGCAGCACTTAAAAACAATAGAAAGTTTATTGGTGTGGATTTGGTACCGTTTAATGTTGAGTTTGGAACTAAGCGGTTAAATCATTTTTTAGAAACTGGTGATGAATACATCCCTAAAAATCTTTTAGAGGATAAAGGTATTGATGCTAATTATTATAAAATTAAAGGTAAACACATTAACAATCCGTGACAAAGTGTCACACTTTAAGAAATACTTTTTAACTTTACTTATCTTAGGTTTTATCTATATTTAGATTTGACAAAATAACATTATTTACTTATAATTATAAAATGATACCTAGTGCACCAAAATTTAGAAAAATAGTATTACTTCTTAAGGATACTGAGGGTAAACCTTCAGATAGGGTTGAGTATTTGGACTCTGCAATGATAATAACAGGAAATTACGTTATTATTACAGAAGAAAGGGAAGTTTCTATTGATGAACCGTCAACAATAGATGGAAGAATATATCAAATGGAAAACATCCACTCATATAAATTATACAAAGATTAAAATATGGTTTTAAATAAGTACGAAGAAAATGGATCAATAGAATGTCTATACGATTCATCAAATATTTTGGGTTCAAAATATATTACGACAGATAAAAAGTTGGCAATAATTTTTGGTTCAGGTAGACAATATGTCTATGAAGGTGTCAAATATGAGGACTATAAGAAATTCGAATCATCTGAAAGTCAAGGTAAGACTCTACACACTATCCTTAAAAAATACCCATATACTCAATCTAAAGACACATTAGATGTTTCACCTTTAGTAGAACAAATTAATGAAATAAAGAAGAATTTGTAAGATGAATAGTTTAGATAAAAAATATACTGACTTACTTCAAGACATTATTGATAATGGAATAACAAAGTCTGATCGAACAGGAACTGGTACTCTTTCAGTATTTGGGAGACAGATAAGACATAAAATGAGTGAGGGGTTTCCTTTAATAACAACAAAAAAAATGTATTTTAAGGGAATTACTACTGAATTGTTGTGGTTCTTACGTGGAGATACAAACATTAAGTACCTGATAGACAATGATTGTCATATCTGGAATGGTGATGCAATGAAGAACTATGAGTATCAGAATGGAGAAATTGATTGGGGTCCTTTTATTACAAAAGAAGAATCATTTGTTGAAAAAATCAAAACTGATGATGAGTTTGCTAAAAAGTGGGGTGAGTTAGGTCCAATTTATGGTGCGCAATGGAGAAATTGGTTAACATATAAACCTTCAAATAATACGGGAAGTTTCTATCAATCGGGTAATATAGACCAAATCCAAAACCTAATCAACGACCTCAAAACAAATCCAGACTCAAGACGATTAATGGTTTCAGCTTGGAATGTTGGTGAATTAGACCAAATGACACTTCCTCCTTGTCATTATGGATTTCAAGTTTATACAAGAGAGTTGAGTACAAAAGAAAGATGGGAATGGTATGGTAAAAATGGTGGTCCATATGGTGAGATTAAATTAATTGGAATGATGGTTTATGAAAATGAAAAAGATAATTCACATATAAAATCTTGGTTAGAAAAATGGGCACCTAATGTACCAACCAGAGCAATCTCTTTAATGTGGAATCAACGTTCAGTAGATACATTCTTAGGTTTACCATTCAACATTGCATCTTACGGTTTACTACTTGAAATCATTGCAAAAGAAGTTAATATGGTTCCTGATGAATTGATTGGTAATTTAGGTGATACACATTTGTATTTGAATCATATTGAACAGGCAAAGGAACAGATTGGTATGGATTTAACTGATGAGGAGAGATACCATATTTGGTTTGGTAATAATTATGAAACAGGAATGGAGAGATTTTTTGACCCAAATAATCTACCTAATTTTGATGATGTTTATTATGAACCAACCCCAAGCCGAACAAGAGAGCCGTACGCATTACCACAACTTTCCTTTTTAGACGAGTATCATTATATGAGTGATACTGAATTAGTAGGATCTATAGAATTTTCTGAAAAAATAAATAAATTTAGACCCGATTTCTTTAAAATAGAAAATTATCAATCACACCCATCAATTAAAGCACCTTTAAGTAATTAATATATGATAGGAGAAGCAAAAATAGTACATTTAAAAAGTAATGCACAAAAATTAGAGACTTGGATTGCAATGATTAATGGTGAAATTGTGGGACACATTTATATGGAGAGAGAGGACGGGTTAAAAATAAAATTCTTAGACGCTTGGGTTCACGAAGATCACAGACGTAAAGGTATTTTTAGAATGTTATGGGAGGCTAGATGGAATTATGTTGCAGAAAAATATTCTGGATGGTTGGCATACGCATGGTGTAAACCTGCATCTCTACCATTATTATTGGAAAAAGGTTTTGATGCGGGTGAGATGTGTACATATGTAGAAAAGAAGATAAATTGAGGTCGTTTATAAAATATACACTTCTTTGGGTATCCCAAAATTTATCAATTCCTTTTTGGACTGTAGGACATATTCACCTTATGACAACAATATATGAGGATATAATCGAATTAACTATGTCTTTAGGGATGAATATCATAGTGGGTGTGGGATTTTATGTGGGTTGGTTAGACCATAAAAATGAAAAAAAATAAAAATAAAAATAAAAAAAAATGGAAAAAGTAATATTAAAAGAAACAGTTGTTAGTGGTGACACTAGAAATAATAAAAAGTATAATAGAAATAGAAAACCTAAAAACAAAGTAGAAAATGGTGAGAATAATAATAGTATAAAAAATGATTTTTTACTCATCAAAGGAATAAAAATGATCGGTTCATATAAGATAGGTTCTAATTACTTTATTTATTTACAAAAAAAACCTAATTTTTTACATAGATTTTTCACTAAGTTATTATTAGGTTGGGTTTGGAAAGATGTAAAATAAAAAATTATGGAAAAAAGTTATCAGATTAAAAAAATAATGTTGTTAAAAGGCAAATTTCAACACGTTATACTACTTAATACACAGGGTGAGGTTTTCGAAACTAACTGTTTTGGTGAGGCAATGAAAATATGTGAACTAATGAATGCAAATACCGATAGTGGGTGGAAGTATGAGATAGTACAGATATTAAATAATAAATAAGAACGGGCGTTCAAATAACATAAAAAATTAAAAAATAAAAATTATGGAAACAATTTCATTCGCTTTGGGTGTGGCTTCTGTCTTAGTTGTGCTTTTGGGTACGGTTACAGTATGGGTTACGCTTAAGGTTAAAAATTTAATTAAAGAAAATCGTGATTTAATAATTACAATTAACAATTTAGATCAAAATATTGATCGTAGATTTGAAAATCTGGAACATCATTATTCAGATGAAATAAAAGAGATAAACGACACTATAAATGTTAGAACAGATGGTGTTTATATTAGAATAAAAGAAGAAACGGTATCATTAGAGAGACATATGGATCATATGTTAGAGACTAGTAAAAAATATACCGATTCCAGAATAGATAAGTTAGTAGACTCATATTTCGAACAAAAAGAAATATTAAGTAAAACAAAACAAATTATCAAAGGATAAAATAAGATTACGCCCGTTTCTTATTTTAATTGATATTTATCCGTAAGATTATATTTATATAAAAAAGTTTATGGAGATAAAAAAAATTACAGAACAAGAGGTTAATGATATTATTCAAAAAGAAAAAATTGATTTATCTTCTTTCGAAGTCAGAAGTACGTTAAACCCTAAAATTTTTGACGATGAACAACATATGCATGAAGAAATAAGAAGTAGACTTCTTATGATTGCAGATGATTTTTTTGAGACATTAAACGTAGAATGGGTAGATATTGATGATATCATATTAACAGGTAGTTTAGCCAACTATAACTGGTCAAAATTTTCAGATGTAGATTTACACATTTTAGTTGACTTTGAAGAAGTCGATGATAATGAAGAATTAGTAAAAGAATACTTCAACTCAAAGAAAAATTTATGGAATGATAAACACGATATAACTATAAAAGGTTATGATGTGGAGATATATATGCAAGATACAGAAGAACCTCACGTTTCTAGTGGGGTTTATTCTATTTTATGGGATGGTTGGGTAGTTAAACCAGATTCATCAAAAAAAGATATAGATTCTAAAAAAGTAGAACAAAAAGTCAACAGTATTATAGATTCAATAGAAGAGATTTTTTATATGTATAAATCTGGTGAATATGACAAAACTATTAGAAAAATAACCAACCTAAAGGACAAAATTAAAAAAATGAGACAAAGTGGGTTAGATAGAGAAGGTGAGTATTCATTTGAAAATATTGCGTTTAAAGTCTTAAGGAGAACAATGTATTTAGATAAATTAAGTGAAATAGAAACTAAGGCATATGATAAATCATTAACACTAGATGAATCAATATTAAAAATTAAAAATTTATAAAAATCTAATTTTGTTTTTTTATTAAAACTGCAATATTTATTTAATAAATATAATTATGGCTTCAACTTATTTAACAGGTACTTTTACAGTAATACACAACACTGGTAATACTAATTTTGATAGTTACGTTTACAGTGCGGTTTACTTTAATACAAATGGTACATATACCATAAACGGATCTTCAATAACAGGTGTTGCAGGTAAAACAATAGACTTATTAATTCAACAGAGCGGTACTACATTAAATAATGGATTCGCATTATTAGGTAATCTTAAACCTGCAGGATTATTTCAAACAGGATTAATAACATCAACTGGTGGTACAGAACAATATAGGTTTGTTGACATTAAAACTGGATTACCAACTAACGGATAATAATAAAAAAAAATAAAAAATGAGAAAAATAGTAAATCCTAAAACATTAAAAGGTCAAGACAAAGTAAATAGAATGTTAGATCTTATGGGAAAAATGAATACACTTAATGAGAGTAAGTCATTTTCTGAATTGGAGTTAATAAAAAAAGGTCCTAATGGTATTGTTTACGGTATTGTTAGAGAAAATCACGATTACTTTATAAAAACATCGAATAAACCTTATGGTAAATTTTTATCAGAAGATTTTCAATACATCGGTGGTTTACAAAATAAAGGTACCGAAAAATATCATTCATATGCTGAGGCATTAAAACATTTAAATATTAAGTTTGATATGTTAAATGAATCTTATGGTATCGAATATAACGTCAATATTTTTGAATCTGATGGTAATGCAATTGCAGGTGGTGCAGGATTCGGTTTCGTATTAGAAAAAGAAGAAGAAATCATTTTAGATGATGATATTACGGAAGAGAAAAAAGTACTTAAAGTAGATGCACCAGCATCGGCAACTCCTGAGGCACCAGCGGCGGAGGTACCTGTTGAGGATGATGTTGCGGATGATGAATTTGGTTTTTCTGATGAGGATACAGAAGATTTAAGTGATGATGAAGGTGATACACTAGGTGATGAAGGTACTGAAGATTTAGGTGATGAAGGTACTGAAGATTTAGGTGATGATGAAATCACAAAAAAAATACAAAAACTAACAGGTAAAATCGGACAGATGTTGAGGGACTCTGAAGATGTTGACCCTAAACTAGAAAAATACGTTATTAACTCAATCATTTCGGCTTTACATTTAGATGAAATGGATGAAAGTGATAAAGAAGATATAATCTCAAAGTTCGAAGGAGAGGATGAAGAAGACTCATTTGGTGACGATGATGGTACTGATGATTTTGGTGATGATGAGGGTTCTGACGAAAGTACTGAAGCACCAGAAGGAGGTTCTGACGAAAGTCCTGAAGCACCTGAAGGGGGTTCTGACGAATTATCAGAATCTAGAGGTATTGTTTTTTCTAAAAAACAACTTATAGAATCTTTTTTAAACAGAAGTACTAAAAAATCAATTAAAAAAGTTTTAAAAGAAAGAAAAGAAATCTGTAACGAATGCGGTGGTTACCAAAATGGAGATGTAGTTGAGGGTATGATGTGTGAATGTTCGTCAATGTACGAAGGTGAATCCAATGGGTTTAGTGATGGTAGAAAAAAAATAGATTTGGCTAAGCCATACGGTACTATAAATGCGGACGACTTAAGAAAGGTAAGAAGTATGAAAAGAAAAAGACATATCGATGAGGATGAAATGAATGTTGTAGATGCATTACAAACAGGACAAGGATATCTTTCAGCGACAAAAGATTTAGATAGAGATTTCGATGGTATACCAAACAGATTAGATTTAGATAATAATGGTGACGGAGATTTAGATTTTTCTATGAATAATAGAAATTCTTTTGATGATGATTTCATTGAATTAGATATCGACTTTTTAAGATCCAATGCACCTGTTAAGGAACCAGGAATTGAAACACCTACAACTAAACCAGGAACTGGTAAAGATTGGGGCACGGTTAAGAGACCGAAAGTGGATCCTAGACCTAAAGCGTTAAGTGATTTAGATAGAGATTTTATGTCTAACGCACCTGTTAAGGAACCAGGAATTGAAACACCTACAACTAAACCAGGAACTGGTACAGATTGGGATAAAATAAAAAGACCTAAGGCAGATCCAAAACCAAAGGCTATGGGTGACGAAGAAAGAATTAGACCTTCATATAGAAGAAGAGGAATGTTTAGATAATGAATTTAGTTTATATTAATAGGATTGGTCAGAATTGGAAGGGGAACTACGTTTATGAGTTCCTCTTTTCTGATATTTTAGAAGATATAGATGGTGACGGTTGGGACTCATACCCTTCATTGGGAAATCCTGAACCGCCAGAAGATAAATTTATTAAAAAAAATGGTTCTTTAACTACTACACTAAAATTAGATTTAGTTAAAGATTCAGAATCTTTCGCAATGTGGGACGCAGTTGATGGTATAATCGCATTGGCTTGGGAAAATATGGAAGGGTATGATGATTATCCCGAAAAAAGACTTTTCTTTTCATTTGGTGAATCTTTATCTTCCGTAGAAGATAAGTTATACGAAAAGGATATGGTAATAAAATATGAAAAAGAAATGATTAATACTTAAAATTATGGGTAATAAAATTAGAATTTATGAATCTGAAATAAAAAGAGCCACTAGGAGAAAACTAATGGAAAAATATATTGATTCAGTTGACGAGGCGGAAGAGATGACAGTTTACAATCAAGATGAATTTGATAGTTCTTTTGATAAATTAGATAAAGGTACTTATGGTGTAAAAGATAAAGAGGGTAAGATACGTTCAGTAACCGTAAATGAGGATGACGATTTGGATCAAACCTCAAAGGGGGAACCTAAATTATTAAGAAAATCTACGGGAATTAGTAAGGGTAAAGATATTTCTAAAAGTAAAATTAGAAAATAATAATTTATAATCGTAACTATTGTGAAAATTAATATTTTTGAAAAATCCAAAGAAAAAAAAGACAATACTATTCACACAAAAAAATGGGATAGATGTGTTAAAGACGTGGAGAAGAAGAATAAAGAGAACGGTACCGATTATAACCCATATTCAGTATGTACAGATTCTATTGGTTATGAGGGTTCTGTTAAAAAACCTCACAGAAAAAAAGATGGGGTAGTTAATCCTAAAATGAAAAAAAAGGACTTAATGGAATATATTAATTCTAAAGTTAGAATTAATGAAACACCTAATAATGAAGGTGAACGTCAATATTTTGTAATTAGAGAAATGCCTTCCACAGATAAAGTTAAAATATTCAAATTTTTAGAAAATCTTAAATTAAGTGGTGTAATTAATATGTTCGGGGCATCCCCATTATTAAATTGGACTAAGGATGATTTACATAGATGGTTATATGGAATGGGTAAAGATCCTGAAAGTATAGAAGATGAAATTGGAAATTTAGATGATTACGATGAGGATGATGAGGACTATGTAGGGAACTCAAATGGAGATAAAAATTCTTTAGAAGAACAATTAATACATATCAATTATCTTTTAGATAATAAACAAGAGATTAGAGATATTTTAGTTAGGGCAGCAATGGCTAGAATAGAAAATAGTGGTGGTAGTACTGAATTAAATAATGTACAAAGAGTGTTTGAGAAGATGGCTAAAGATTCTTTTAAAATGTGGGTAAGTACTATATATGGACATTAAAAATAAAAATATGAAAAGAAAAAATATCGTTAACGAAGTAACCAATAGAGTTATAAAAGAAAAATACAGACTTAACAAACTGGTTGAGGCTATTGAATATGATCCCGAACATCCAGAAAGGATGAATCCTGATTTAGAGGGTAGACTTAGAAGTGGTGAACATTTATTTGGTAAGAGTAAATCTGTACCAGTGGGTTCTGATTCTCAGAATTATTCCGAAAAAATCGCAGGACAAAGATTTAAAGAAATTGTTAATAAAGTTAAAAGATATCACGGTGTTAGAAATATTACACCCGATATGATGAGAATGATGTTCCAAATAATGGGAGAGATTGGTCAAATTGAGACTAGACATAAAGAAGCATTAGAACAATTGGCAGTTGATATAGTATCAGAGGAGTTTGACATTCCTGATCAAATGTTAGAGGCAACTCTTACACCTCCAGGTTCTGAATTAAGTATTGAACCTGATGAAGAGGAAGATGAGGATGAAGATGGAGGGTTTGAGGTTCCTAAAAAACCTAAAAGTGCTCAACGTATGGAGGAGTTAGAAATTGAGGTAGATAAAAGGAGAGTGATTAACGCACTTATGCAAGGAGCCGCTAAAAAAGGACACTACATCTTCCATATGGTTGCAGACGAATTAGACGCTTTAGATCCTAGATTAATGGGGTTATACGGTAAACTTATGTCATTGGCAGATTTCCAATATTGGATTATACCTGACAGTGTTATGGGTGGACAAGTCGGTGGTGTAGAAAAAATCGAATGGAGAAAGGCAGAAAAACCTGAAGACAAAGATGAAGAAAACGATATGGAGAGAATCGATATCGAAGAAGGTGATGATATACCAGTTGTAGTTGCTAAGGCTTGGATTTTTCCATTATTAGTTCATGAGTTGATTAAGGGTACATTAGAATTATCCGCAATTAACTGGGCTGACGATCATTTAGATTTTGAAGAACAAAAAGAGGTTATTGAAAAGGCGGATACACCTGAAGGTGAGATATGGGGAATGAGATTAGGTCCTGGTATGTGGGAGAAATTCTTAGAATGTATTGATTCTGAAAACTACGACATTAAACAATGGTTGTTTAGAGAATTAACTAAGTTACCTGCAACACAATTTCACGAATTTATGAAAGAAATACTTAGTGGTAGTCAAAGATGTAAAGAAGTTGTAGACACACTTAAAGACTTACATAATCAAGATAAGGGTGATACTATAGAAGATATGTTTAATGACACAGGTTATGATGATATGGAAGATATTATAGATAATTTAGGTGTAGAACCTAAGGAAGATGATATAGAAAACGTAGAAACAGACGAAGTAGATTATAGTAGAATGTCTAAAAATGAAATAATGAAATTAATTGATGATGCATTAGACAAAGGTGATTTTAAAAAGGTAGAAGAACTTCATAAATACGTTTAATTAATAAGAACATAAAATAAGAGAATCCCACCAAAAGTGGGATTTTTTATTTATTAACAATATTTATTAATAAATAAAAGTGATGATAAATCAAAGAGTACAAAACGCAATAAATAAAATTATTGAAAAAAGATACGATGAGTTAGAGGATTATATTGAGGTGATCGAGTATATTAAAGGATTACTAGAATTAAGTTATAGTGATTCAATAGAGGGGGTATTTACTTATTTAATGAATCAAGGTGTAAACCCTTTTGATGAGGTTGATATAGAATTGGATTATTATGTGGGTAATGATGATATGTTTTCAATCCTAACAAATATTGGTTGGTTTGACAAATATCTTACAGATAATAAAGAATTTCCTTCAGATTTTGGGGATATAATTAAATCAGGTGATAGGATTTATATGTTTTGTAGTGAGTGGAAGGATTTGGCAGATTTGTTTGAAATAGACGATAAAACTTTAGTTGAGGATATATTAGATCCTGATTGGTCAGAAATATTCGGTGATTTTGATGTTAGTTTCGAAAATGATGTAACAGAAGTGTTAAGTGATAAGGCAATAAACCATATAAAAGAATATATCAAAGAAAATGATTTTATAGGTAAAGAGATTTATACGTTAGACTCAGAATATGGAGATATTTTAACTGAAGAATTATTAGAAGATAAATACACACTTTTCCACTTAATAGATGAAGAACAAATGTTTAATGACTTAAAATGGGAATTAAAAAATATGTATAGATGGTCTTATAATAGTGCCTCAGAAAGTGAACTGTTTAAAAGTATAAAAGATGTGATAACATCATTTTTAGGTTCTGAAGGTGATTGGGATGAAATTAAAAAAGGTGAGAAAGTAGATCATATATTAAAATTTGATGTCACTAATATATTTTACCCATATTTAAAACTTTATGTTGAAGCCACAGGTAAATTTCCATTCGATAATGCAAACTATTTTTTAGAAGTTCTAGATGAAGTTTTGATTGAACAAGGTAATGAATTGAGTGCACCGAATGTTGATAATTTTTATCCTGATAGTAGAATGGTAGAAGAGGATATGACAGAAAACGTAATTTCTAATCTATAATGAAAGTAATAATTAATAATAGACAACATTTACTTTTGGTTGAGGATAGCCAAAAATGGGATAAATTTATTCAGTATTTTAACAATAATACAATGAATAAAAATACTAAGGAGTGGTTAAATGATTTTTTCAATACGTTTAATTTAAATAAAGAAACTTTATTAAATAGTGAATCACTCTACAATATATTTTTAGATTTTTTTAGGAAAAATGTTGATTACTATAGTAATAACCTTATGGAATATGGGGAAAGGATTACAGAAATATTTGATTTAATTAGTGAAAAAGAATCTAAACGAATTTTAAGTAGTAATGGTAATCCATTAGAAAAAATAAAACAGTTATTATTATTAGAGAAAAAGTTTCCTTGGAAATATAAAAATGTTATGTTAAAGGAGGTTGTTGATGGGTTATTATATGATGTAGTAGAATACTCCTTCAAAAATTATAACCCTATTGATGCAATAACACAATTATCTATTATAAAGGATAAGATGGGTATTAGTAGGTCAGAAGGTATGGTACCATTAGTTAAGGACTTTGCATCTAAAAATGGTTTAGTATTAATACCAAAACATAAAGGAATAACATTTAAAAAGGGGGATGAATCGAGAATTAGGGATTTAATAAATTATATTAAAGATGTACCAATTCTACCTAAAAAAACTAAAAGAGGTTTTTTAAATTACATTAATCAAACTGAAAGTGGTGGTCAATTATCTACTTTTTGGAGTGCCGCCAATCAATCTGGTATAATACAAAAAGTAGGTGGCGGTAATAATGTTACTTATGAATTAGGTCCGAACTACAAAGACTGGGAAGAAGGTAAAGTAGTAGCGTTTTAAATTAAAAATATATGGATAGAGGGGAACAACTAAAAATATTCGCTCGTTGTTTAGGCGAACCAATATATGCAATCGAAACTTTTTTAAAAACATTCGATTTAACACAAAAAGGTATGGTACCTTTTAATTTGTTTCATAAACAAAAAGAAATAATTAAATCTTATGAAAAGTATAATCGTAACTTAGTAACCAAACCTAGACAGGCAGGTGTATCAACTACCACTGCCGCATATATTGCGGTTAAAACCGCGTTTGGTGATCCAGATAACCCCCATAAAGTACTAATACTCGCCAATAAACAAACATTGGCACAGGAATTCTTAAAAAAAATAAAAGATTTCTTAGACCAAATACCTTATTGGGTATGGGGATTGGATGAGGGTACGGATTATTTAGAAATTAATTCTAAGGGACATTTAAAGTTAAAATCTAATGGTTGTGAAATTAGGGCATTAGCAACATCAAAAGATGCCTTAAGGGGTTTTACGCCAACATTCTTAGTTATGGATGAGGCTGCCTTCATCGATAATGGGGCAGATGTATTTGGGGCTGCATTAGCATCCTTAGGTACAGGTGGTAAAATTGCATTAATATCTACACCAAATGGTATGGACCCATTATACTATAAAACTTATGATGGTGCCAAAAATAAAGATAACAACTTCAATGTAGTTGAAATGAAGTGGTATCAGGATGTTAGATACAACAGAGGATTATTTTGGGTTAGGGGAGAAAATGAAAAGATAGAATGTAAAACTTTAAATAGGACTAAGTTGAGGTGGGAATATTTAGATAAAATATATGAAACTGATGAATCTACCATAGATTATTATGAGGTTATGGTGAAAGAGGGGTGGAAACCTTTATCCCCTTGGTATGAAGAAATGGCGGCAGATATGGGTGATCCTAAAAAGATTGCACAAGAGTTAGATGTTTCATTTATTGGTTCGGGTGGTAACGTAATAGATGATGAATTTATCTCTTATCACGAAGAGAATTATGTTAAAGATCCAGAATTTTCTGCAGAATTAGAGAAAGCGATGTGGATTTGGAAGAAACCTGAGGTGGGTCACAAATACATAATGGGTGTGGATGTTAGTAGAGGTGATGGTAAAGATAGTTCTACTATAGTCATTTTAGATTTTGAGAATTTAGAACAGGTTGCAGAATTTAAATACAAACTACCACCAGATATGTTGGCAGAAGTAGTTTACAAATACGGTAATATGTATAATGCCTACACAATAGTTGATATTACTGGTGGTATGGGTGTTGCGACAGTATTAAAACTGTTAGAAATGGAATATAACTTCTTACACTATGACGACCCTAAAAGTAGAAAGTTATCTGAAAAGTACGCAAAAACAAAATATAATGAAGGTGATAAAGTTCCGGGATTTAATGTGGGTAATACTAGACTACAATTAGTTTCTGAATTTGAGGAACATATAAGAGAAAATAAAACTATAATAAGATCTCATCGTTTAATTTCAGAATTGAGGACTTTTGTATATAAAAACGGTAGACCCGATCATATGGAGGGTTATCATGATGATATAATAATGGCTTATGCTATGTGTATCTTTATAGTACAAACATCATTCAAAAAATTAGAGATGGTTGAAAAACAAACTAAGGCTATGTTAGAGAGTTGGATAAACGTTAATAATAAAACAGTTGCCCCACTATTAGAGGATCAGAAGTATGTAAATCCATTCTATACTAACACACCAACATACCACCCTAAACAAGGGAATAATAGTAATAACGACAATGGTGAGTACAATTGGTTGTTTGGTAGGAGATAGTATTTAGTTTTTTTTGATATTTATTATAATAGTAATAAAGTATAAAGATAAAAATGGCTAGAAAAACGATATTCCAACAGTTAAATGATTTATTCGGTCCTGAAGTAAAAAGGGCTCAAAATAAGTCAAGATATTCCATAAATGATAAAGAACTTCTTAAAACTAAATCTAAGGAGGATTTTGAATTTGAGAAACTTAAAAGACAACAAGATACATACTTGTCAAATATGTGGCAGAAAGTTGATAATGAAATATATCAACACTCCATATATTACGAAACAACTAGATTGGCATCATATGCAGATTTTGAGGGTATGGAATTTTTCCCAGAAATTGCTGCGGCATTAGATATTATGATGGAGGAATCTACAACTTTAAATTCAGAAAATAAAGTTTTAAATATATTCTCTGAAAGTAGAAGGGTGAGAAGAATCTTAGAAGATTTATTTTTTAATAGATTAGATATACATACCTCATTACCTATGTGGACAAGAAATACTTGTAAATATGGTGACAATTTTTTATTCTTAAATATTGATAGTGATGAAGGTATTACAGGTGTTAAACAATTACCTAACATTGAAATTAGTAGAAAGGAGAATGAAGGGTTTGAGGGTAATACTACTATTAAAGAAAATGATAAATTTAATCCGGTCACATTTATTTGGGGTCAAAGAGATATAGAATTTAATGCTTGGCAAATTGCCCATTTTAGATTATTAGGTGATGACAGAAGGTTACCGTATGGTACATCTATGTTAGAAAAGGCTAGAAGAATATGGAAACAATTATTATTATCTGAAGATGCGATGTTAATCTATAGAGTAACTAGGGCACCTGAAAGAAGAATATTTAAAATATATGTCGGTAATATTGATGAGAAGGATGTCCCAGCATATGTAAACAAAATCGCAGATAACTTCAAAAGAAGTCCAGTTATTGATCAAAAAACTGGACAGATAGATACTAGATATAATCAAATGGCACAAGATCAAGATTATTTCATACCTGTTAGGGATCCAAACGCACCAAGTCCGATAGATACTTTGGCGGGGGCAACAAACCTTTCTGAAATAGCAGATATTCAATACTTACAAAAAAAGTTATTTACTGCACTTAGAGTACCTAAACCTTTCTTAGGGTTTGAGGAGGCGAATGGTGACGGTAAAAATTTGGCGTTGCAAGACATTAGATTCGCTAGAACTATCAATAGGATACAACAATCTATAATACAAGAACTTAATAAAATTGCAATTATACATTTATATATTTTAGGTTTGGAAGATGAGTTAGAAAATTTCTCACTTTCCCTTAATAACCCATCTACACAAGCAGAGATGTTGAAGGTTGAACAAACTCAATTAAAAGTAACGTTGTATAAGGATTCTGTAGCAGACGCAGGTAATGGTTTTGGTGCAATGTCTATGACTAGAGCCAAAAAAGAAATTTTAGGTATGTCTGAAGAAGAAATTAGAAATGATTTAGAACAACAGAGATTAGAAAAGGCAGCAGCAGCGGAGATGGAACAAACCGCAGAAGTTATTAAGAAAACAGGATTATTTGATAGGGTTGATAAACTATATGGGGACTTTGATGCATTATTATCAGGTGCTGGTGAAGCCGAAGCAGGTGCTGGTGGTGACACAGGTGGTGCAGATATGGGAGCAGGTGGAGATATGGATGCTGGTGCGGAACCAGCCGCAGAACCTGCAGCTGCAGAACCAGCAACCACAGAATCTTTTAGAAAAGATGGTACTTTATTAACTGAAGAAAAAAGAAGAAAATACGATGAAAAAACTAAAAGATATCAAGGTATTTATTTAAGGAGATTAACTGAAAGTTTACAAAATAACGAACACGTTTACAATTTAGATTCTGTTGAAGAGGGTACTGATATATTGAATTCAAAAATTAGTGAGATGACTAAAGAGATTGATAAACTAACTAAATAAGTTTTTTTATAAAAGTTTAATATTTATTATAAAAACTAACACATGGAAAATTTTGGCAATATAAAAGACACTTTTAAACAATTAATGATTGAGTCTATAATTAATAAAGATGAGAAGGGTAAAAAATTGTTTAATAAGTTTTTAAAGACTATCGGTGAAAACAAAACATTAAAAGAACAGTATTTAATCTATAGTAATTTACAAAATAGAAAATTTGATGATTCTTCTGAGTCTAAAGAATATATTAAAGAGAATATAACCCTATTAAAATCGTTGAATAAAAATCATATTAATGGTGGTAATGAGTATTTTTCTAAATTACTTAAAGGAGTAGCCTTAGTTAAAGAAAATCAATCATTCTATAACGATATAGATTTTTTATTAAAAACTGATAAAAACGCATCTAACATAGATAAAATACAGGAATCTATTAATAACATATCTAAAAGAATGTTAGAAAAAGATATAGAAGAAACTGTAGTAACAGAATCTATAGGTTTACCACCAAGTATGTTGGCAAATATTTTAGTATCTAAATTCAACTCAAAGTATTCTGAAATAAACGAAACGGAAAGAGAAATTATAAAAACAGTTTTAAATGGTAATAAAGATGAAAAGAAATCTTTATTCGAATCTGTTAAAAGAGAATGTATAGATAATATAGATAACAAATTAAATGAATCCTCCGATATTGAAATAAAAGATAAGTTATTAAAGGTAAAAGATAAATTATTAAATACTAACTTCGATTACGAAAACTTCAATTCACAGATAGGTAAAATTTACAATTTAAAAGAATCGATAGATTAAAAAATGAACCCCTCCGAAAGAGGGGTTTTTTATTTATATAATTTGACTAATAACTATTTTAATAGTATAATTACATAAACTTTAAATAACAAAAAATGAAAAATTTTATGAATGAAATTAGGAAAAGAAATCAAATTAGATTTATTAGAAAACTATAAAACAAAAATCGGTACCGTAAATAATAAAGAATCAAAAAGTTTATATTTAAACTTTTGTGCGTGGGGGGAGTTAAAAGAAGAAGGCGAAAATTTTAACTACGATTTTTTCTTAAGTAATATAAGAAAAAAAATAAAACAAAAAATAAGTAATACAGTCAACAAAGAATTATTTCACGAAAATAAATACATTGTAGATTTAGATATGAGAACTTCAGGGTTAAATATTAATAAAAGAAGTTTTATGTCTTGTGAAATAACATTATATCAGAAAAAACATTTACCCATAAATAAAATTAATATCGTAGAAAATAGTAAAAAAATAATCTATGATGTCGTAAATGAATGTTTAGAAAATAATCCAGTTTTTACTTTCCATAAATCTAAAAAGTAATTTTTTACCACAGTGGTATATTTATAATAAAAGTATAACACTGTTATGGAAATTCTTAAAAAAAACGAAATAAATAAAAAAGGTATTCTTGTCGAATATGACGCAGGATACATTTCCCCAAAAGATAATAGACATTTTGTAAATGAAATGTCAAACTTAACCAAAGGTCAACCTATTATAGAAGAACCTTTGGTTGTTTATGCCGTAATGCAAAAGTATGGTGTAGAGAATAGAAATGGTAGAGTATACCCAGAGGCTATCTTAAGAAGAGAGGCAGAAAACTATCTAAAATTAATCAAAGAAAAAAGAGCATTAGGAGAGGCGGATCACCCAGAATCTTCTATAGTTGCCGTAAGTAGAATTTCACATAACGTAGTCGATTTATGGTGGGAAGGTAATGTACTAATGGGTAAGTTAGAAATTATTATGTCACCAGGATTTGTTAATCAAGGAATAATTTCTTGTGAAGGTGATAGAGTTGCCAATTATATAAGAAAAGGTTTAAAAATCGGTGTATCATCAAGAGGTGTTGGTTCTTTAGAAAAAGAGGGTGGTAAGAATATTGTTCAAGATGACTTTGAATTAATTTGTTGGGACATAGTTACCTCACCCTCAACTCCAGGATCTTGGATTTATAGTGAGGAACCTTCTGTCGAACAACAAATGTCAGAATCTAAAATAAAAAATAAAGATAATCTATTAAAAGACTCTTTAAATAATTTTTTATTGGATTAATAAAAAAATAACACTTTTTAAAAGTATTGCATATTTATTAAGAAATGCAAATAATTTTGCGTTATTTAATAATAAATAAAAACAAATAAAAAAAGAAAAAATGGCTGAAAAAAAGAAATCAATCATCGAAGAGGCTTTACTAGAAGCAAAGTCTTTAGAGGATGCCTTAAAAGCCAACACGAAAGAAATACTTGCGGCACATATGTCGAAAGAAATTGAGAGCATCGTTGAGTCGTCTTTAAAAAATAAAGATGAGAAAAAAGAAGAACCAATCTCCGAAGAAGATGACGAGATTAGTGTTGACGATGTAGAAACTAAAGGGTCCGATGATGATGAAGAAGACGTTAAGTTAGATCTTGACGATGAAGAAAACGCTGATGATGATGAACTACAATTTGGTAGTGATGATTCTGATGAACCTAATAATGAACCTAAAGTTGATTTAGATTTAGACACCGACCTAGACTTAGATGCTGGTGAGGGAGACGATGATGATGACGATGATGATGAAATTGGGTTAGGTTTTGAATTACCTGCTATGGGTGCAGAAGATGACGAAGAAATTTTAGACTTAACAGGTGCTTCAGACGAAGAAGTTGTTACAGTATTTAAAAAACTTTCTGACAATGACGAAGTAGAGGTAGTAAAAGATCAAGGTGGAATTCATCTTAAAGATAATGGAACGGGTGCAGAGTATTACATTAAGGAATCTATGGAAGAAGGATGGAATTCTATGGAAGAAGGTGAACAATGTTCTGAATGTGGTTCAGGTACTATGTACGAAGATGAAGAAGGGAAATACTGTTCCGAATGTGGTGCAGGTGATTCTCAAGATCAAATCGTATATGAGATTGAACTAGACGAACCTTCAAGTGAGGAAGACGGATTTGAAATAAAAAATTGGGACGATGCGTCTAAATGGCTTAGAGATACGCCAGAAGGAAGACACGCAGGAAGTAGACCAATTGAAGATTTTGAAGAAGGTGCTTACATTGAAGAAGATAAGTTGCAGAGACACTCTAGAACTAATGGTAAACAAAGATACCACGGTGCTAGATTAGCGGCAAGAGAATCGAGAACAACTAGTAAACCTGTAGTTCGCAGAGAACCAACAAAAAACACAGTTTCCGAATCCAAAATAATGAGAGAATACAGAGAGTTAAAATCTAAAAACGAAGAGTATAAGAAAGCACTCAATGTATTCAAAGAAAAACTAAACGAAGTTGCGTTGTTTAACACTAACTTAGCATACGTTAATAGATTATTTACTGAGCATTCAACTACTAAGAAAGAAAAAATGGAAATTCTTAAGAGATTTGATAACGCTGAGACAATTAAAGAATCTAAAAACATCTACAAAACTATTAAAACGGAATTAGATTCTAAATCCCCTATTAATGAGTCAGTAGAAACTAAAGTTAATAAAACAATACAATCTTCAAAATCTACTAATTTGAATGAGTCTACTGCATATGTAGATCCACAAATTACAGCGATTAAAGATTTAATGAGAAGAATCTCATAAAAATAATAAAATAACAAAATTAAAAATAAAATTAAAATGGGACATTTGTTAAACTCAGGTGAAGTCGGAAATATCGGACTAGAACACCTAAAACAAATCAGATCTAAAACAATTTCTAAATGGAACAAATTAGGTTTCTTAGAAGGTTTAAAAGGTCACGTAAAAGAGAACATCGCTCAATTATATGAAAACCAAGCATCTGCATTGTTGAACGAATCAACAGGAGCAGACTCATCAGGATCTTTCGAAACTGTGGTTTTCCCAATTGTGAGAAGAGTATTCTCTAAATTATTGGCTAACGATATCGTATCAGTACAAGCGATGAACATGCCAATCGGTAAATTATTCTTCTTTGTACCTAAGACATCTGATGGAGCATTTCCATTGAATGGTTCTAACAACGGTGCTAATGGAGCATTACCAGAATGTACAATCTCTGCTTGTGGTGACACAACTTTGACTACATTCCAAGAAAAATCACTTTATGATTTATATTATAATGATGGTTTATATGATGCATCTAAAGGAAGTTATACTGTATTTTCAACTACAGGTTATCAAGGTGTAATTCTTAACGCTAACGGTACTAGTACTGTAACTGCATTAACTGCACAACCAAAAGCAAGTGACGGTTCTTTCAGAAACGTTAAATTACGTGTTACTGGTTTCACATCCACTAACGCAGGTAGATTAACTGGACCAGATGGTAACGAAATGGATACTGAGGCATTCTTAGCATCTTTAAAAATTGTTACTACTCCAGCAATCAATGATCAAGACGGTCAAAATATTATCGCAGCAGGTGCTGAGATACCATTTAGATTGGTAACACAGAAATACGGTAGAGGTATCGTAGATTACGGTCAAGATATCTGTGATACTGACGGAGGTTTATTGGTTGAATTAGATTTAACTCACCCAGCATGTATTAGTTGTTCTTCAGCTAATTTTGATGGTTACGTTGGAGCTGCATCAGCAACTACGTTCACAGGATTAACAATCTCTTGGAGACAATACCAAACATTAGAATACGCTACAGAAATGGGTGAGGTTTCTTTTGAATTGGATGAAGTAGTTGTTTCTGTAACTGAGAGAAAATTGAGAGCAACTTGGTCTCCAGAATTAGCACAAGACGTTAGTGCATTCCATAACATCGATGCAGAAGCTGAACTTACGGCTCTTTTATCTGAGCAGGTTGCTGCTGAGATCGATAGAGAGATCTTAAGAGACTTAAGAAAAGGTGCGGCTTGGCAATTGAGATGGGATTACAACGGATGGAAGAGAGCTAACTCTGGTGGTGGTTTCAACGCATACACTCAAAAAGAGTGGAATCAGACGTTGATTACTAGAATCAATCAAGTTTCTGCACAAATTCACAAATCAACTTTGAGAGGTGGCGCAAACTTCGTAGTAGTATCTTCTGAGATATCAGCAATTTTTGATGACTTAGAATACTTCCACGTATCTAACGCTTCTCCAGAGCAAGATCAGTACAACATGGGTATTGAGAAAATCGGTTCATTAGGTGGAAGATATACTGTATATCGTGACCCATATGCACCAGCAAACTCAATCATCATTGGACACAAAGGTAAGTCATTGTTAGATACTGGATACATTTACGCTCCGTATGTACCATTACAATTGACTCCAACATTACAAAACCCATTCAACTTCGCACCAACGAAGGGGA